GTTTGCTCTTGAAGCACCAAAGTCTGTTCCACTTGCACTTGATGAATATTGTCTATAATAAGCAGTAGAAACTGAATTGTAGTTTCTTGCAGCAATTTCTGCGTAATCAGTAGAAACGTCATTATCAAGAACCGCAACAAGCTGCTCTATTTCAATGGTTCCAGTACCTCCCGCAGCAACTTCTACCTTAGTAGTATAAGAATCGTCGACAACCAGGCCAGCACTATTTACTAAATCACTTATCCAGCCAGTGGTTCCAGGGGCAATCACGAAAGTGAGAGCCGTATCGGCTCCATTCTTACGGAAAGTCACGGTGACCGATGCTGTACTGAGCGAATTAGCTGAGACATACAGCCGTAACATGGACACAGTTGCAGCAAAATTTGCTACTACTGAGCCATTAGCTTCGTTTGTAAACGCCGTAGTAACTTGCCCCATTCCAAGAGGCCAAAACATTATATCTCCTGGAGCTAGGAGGTTTGCAGATGAGGCTGTAGATGCTCCAATTATTGATTTCATAGCGCATCGTTCGGATCAAAATCAGCCATGTCAGACTCTGCTTTACGTGTAAGGCACGATTCCTTAATGACCTGAGCCTTAAGTTCAAGAGCTGCAATGTCCTCTGCACTCTGCTGATCTTTGAAGGCAATCTTAATCTCGCCTTCTGGTGTCCGTGATGCAACTACTTTTGCAGGAACGGCCTTGCCTTTCTCTAATGCCATTGCTTGGCTAGCCTCAACATACGCCGTCCATATATATCCCTCTGCTCGCAGAAGTTCCAACAATCCAACCAGGTCATCTTGAAGATGAGCGTGGTATTCACAGGTTCGGTAAGCCTCAATAATCTCAGAATGGTCGTTAGAGAGATCGAGAACGCATGGCACGTTCGGCTTACAGAGTGGGACTGGCTTCCAAAGACCCATAGGAGGACTAAACAACGTTAACGATGGCGTATACAAGCCAACCGTCTAGCTCAGATGTGACGACATCGACTTCTAAATCCTTATCAGTACCAAGCTTCCAAATAGGCATGGAAGGATTGCCAGATAAAGACACAGAGGCTCCGCCATTAGTCGCAAATGGCATGACACCGCTTAGTGCGACATCATCTTCATCCTGGAATGATACGGTTCCTGCGGCGTTCACGACAAACTGGTATCCGAACACCCAAATCTGTTTGCCTGGTGCTGATGAGACCAGCACCTGGTTTGCGCCAGCGTTTAAGTTAATTGCGACACTACCGTATGAGTCGATCTCTGGCATCGTTGCGAGGGGAAAAGGCATAGTATTGATTAAATTTCGATTTCATCTGGTCGGACGTAGCAACGGCACTCTGGATGTAGTGGTGGGTACTCGATGCTACTGTAATCAGCCGACATCTCTCCCCCATCTCTGCCCTCAATCTTTCCACCCTTTGGGAAAAAGGTATCGTCGATTCCGATTGTCTTTCCCATCATTGGCTCGCAAAACTCGCACACTCGCTCATCTACTGCTGTGTACCATTTGTAGGTTTTAACTACTCCTGAAGCTTTCCATGCGTCGTGGGTTGCGCCGTTGGCGATGCGGAAGCTCTCCGTTCGTGCCACCATCAACGCTCTTCGATCGTCCGAAAACTCATAGACCTCTTTAACGAGATTCTTTAAGGCAGGTTGATCGAGACCGTCCTGTAGCCCTTGCTCGAGCTTGGTAGCTAATAAGGCCAGCGTAGTCTCGTTGTAGCTCCTTGCCATCAACTCAATCGCCTTGGCGAGGGCTTTCTTGGTCTCTGGGGTTACTACGTCGATATCGTCACGTCCGAGCAGCTTAGCGGCCTCTAATGCCTCCTTGGCGTATAAGTCGGTTAGGATTGGGGTAGCCAAATCAACGAGTGACCCGATCCAGTCCTCAAGCTCAAATAGTGCGCCTTCGTCCACGGCCTTCGTAGCGTCGCCAACATTCTCAAGTACAACCTTCTCTTGCTTGCCGTTAAACTTAATGATCGCCTTTTTGAAGGCTGTCTCAAATGGGGTTACACGGGAGGCGAATGCTTTGTAAATTGGCTCGAACTCGTCGTCAGTAAATTCGCTGATGTTCTTGCGCTTTGATGTCAGGGCTTCTAATGCAACATTGATCGCATTCTTTGCGATGTCTGCCGATAGCTGACTGCGGCGTTCAGCATTCCTGAAGCCGCGAGACTTGATAATAGGAGCTGAATTAGTCTTGCGAACTGGTACCGTGGTTGTGGCCTGCTTTGGTGCGCCAAGCGGTACTTGAGCGTAATTGGTCATGACATCATCTCCGTTTTCAATCGGACCGAGACCCATGTAATCCTCACGTGCCTCGTTGACCGAAATTACTGGGCTGCCTCCAGTTGCGGCCGTCATCTCTGCAACACGCTGCAAGCGATCCTCTGGGATCACGGTGGCAAACTCAAGGAAAAAACGATCACCGTAACGGGGGACGAAGAATTCATTTAAGTATGAGGTGATCAAGCGAAGCTTAGGGGTGATGGTTCTTGCAGCAAAGACGTAGTTGGCTGTCTCTGCGGTTGCTCGGTTAGTTTCTGATTCGGATGCGCCTAGAATGGTCTTGGGTACACGGAAACCTGCAAGGATTTTATCCCGCAGCACGATCTGTCCCTGGTTGAAGTCAAGCTCTTTAACGCTCTCGCTGCCCGCTGTGTACTTAACGCCCTTTGGAAGCACGGCAACCTTGTGGGCATTATCAACGCCCTTATAAATATCCTCAAAGTTATGACGCAAAAACTCTAGCTGTTCCTTGTTAAGTGCATTCTCCGTATCCAAGAAGCCACCAATGCGTGCGCCGTTCAAGAAAAAGTTGCGGTTCCACTCGGTGGCAAAATTCTCAGAATCGATCCATTGGGCGATGCTCTGCACGGTTCCGATACCCTCGATGTTGTCACTTGGGTCAGGATACTTCAGGTGCAGAATCTCGTATGTCTGGAAAAACTCAGGCTTACGGTTTGGAGCGGCGTATGAATACCCCAAGACTGGGTTCCTCATGTCGCCTCGCTGAACTTTCACAAAGGCAGGGTTCAGCGGGTAGATAGCTTTTGGGATACTCTTTTCGTTCTTTACACCATCCAGGAGCCAGAAGGCGTTACCTGTAAGCTCAAGGTGGGATCCAAGTAGGTATCTGAGCTCATAGCCCGTCTGGTAGCCGTTAACGCTTTCTAGGGCTGTCAGGATCTCGTGATCAAAGACTTCCTCACGGGTTCCATCCTTTTTAATCTCAAAAAGGCGGAATCGGGCATTGGCCAGCTCCTCAGAGATTGCTCGAACGCAGGCGTAGACCCAGTTGTTGTTAACCGCCATTGCCTTGGCCGCTGCCATCTTCTTTGTAGATGCAAAAAGGGCTAGGGGATCAGCATTCTGAAAATTGCCAGGGTTTGGCATCTGTGCAGCTTTGCGAGTGAGGCCAAGCGACCCGATTAGGCTGTCGAAGATAGACATGTGCCAGATAAAGACAAAGGCGCACATGCCACAAAGTGGATCATGCACGCCCTATCGTTCGTCGATTCGGGATTGAATTAAACCTATGATAGCACGTTAGTTATACATGCCATCCCCAAGTTATACACAAGCGGGGGATTTTTAGAAAAATAGCGGGGGAGTCACGCCTACTTTTCGAGGTGTCATCTCTTAGCTAACGCTCTTCTGACTCGTTCCACTCCAGCCTTCGAAGGCGGTCTGCCGTAGCCGAGCTTGGTAGCCATCCACTCGACTGATCGGAGAGGAAATCTATCAGCTAGTGACATGATGTTGCGGTCTGTTTGTGTGACCTTTGGTTGGAGCATAAGCTTGAGCTTGGAGGCCTCCCCTCCCCCACTCAGGGAGGTCGCATAAACCCCTCCCCCGCCAGAAACTGCGCAATCTTCAAATCGGTGGGGGAGTGCGGGGGAGGCCGTAAACATTGATCAAAAGCCCTCCCCCACCGATTTTTAGCTGTTTTTGTTGATTTCAGCAGTGGGGGAGTGGTTTGGTTAATTACGACACTAGAGTGGCAATGTCCTTAATTCATCGAACTTCTTTTTTAGATCATCGAGATCGTCGAAGCTTAGGTCATAAACTAGCCGCACGAACTTAGGTTTGCCGTCCCTAAACTGGATGTTCTCGATACTCCCATACTTAATACTTTTGGCTACCTCCATAAACCTATCCCACTCGATAGGTAAAGCTCTTTGGATCATTTTGTCGGAGCCGCCAGAGTAGGTCATAGGACGGTGATCTCAAGGTTAACCGCCCCCTCAATAGCCAGCGTTACTGCGTTCACAAAAGCGTCAACCTGGTCGTCGTTTGTGCCGTTAGGAAACGCCAATAGCTCGTCAAAGAACTCAATCGGTAAGTTGTTGGCAAACTCGACAGTGCCGTTTTCGATGTAAGGCAGCACTGCCATGAAACGCCGTACCTTGTCTTTATCTGGCACCAGCTCGGTCGTAGGGACATATATGCCATTCTGTGCGCCTATACGGTCTAGCTCTTGTTTGAGGGCTTTCTGGTAAGCCACCGTTTCGATACCAAACAGGGCAAAGCTCCATTCAACGTGCTTGTTCTGGACAAGGCGTACTTGCTCGTGGAATGGCAGGTGGTCTCGGAAGGCGTCCATGACCGTGATCTTTCCAGTATCGCGATTGCGAGCTACTGCCGATAGGGCGGCATAGTCGGCTGTCTCCTTTTCGCTGATGGCGGGATCAAATGCACCGTACATATCAGCCACAATTTCTCCCTCAAGGTTACGGCTAGGGGGAGGGGGTACCTTCTTAATCCAGCTTTCTTTCACCAGCCTCTCAGCCTCAGTAATTGGTTCGTTCATATACTCCTGACGAAACAGGAGCGAGCCCATTGAGCGTTTCTTTTCATCGAGCTCGGCCATCGTCCACCAGATTGGCACACCATTCTCGATGGCCTTGCGGAAAATTCCACCGTAGTTGTTGTAGAACAGAATTAGTTCGCTTTTGGGGTGCAGCACCGTACCCACCATTTTCACGAAGCCTCGCTTGCGGTCGATCATCTGCATGACAACGCCCTCTACCCAGGTGTGAAGTTTCTTGCGCTGCTCTGGACTACGGATCTCAGCATCGTCCTCGATGTCATCCAGAATGATCTTTGTAGGTCGCTTGCCCTTTACCTTGGCACCACGTCCTTTCTGCGCACCACGAGCGATCACTGTAACGTTGTTCGTGGTTTCAAAGTGTTTGTTTGTCCACTTTGTTTCCTGTTGCTGACCTTGTGGTACCAGGTTCCCATAAACAGCGATGAGGAGGTTGTTTGTCTCGAACTGATGCTTGATGCCGTCGAAGTGAAGCTGGGCATCGGCCATTGTTTTGCCAACGTAGATAATGACTGGCTCTATTTTGTAAACAATGTCGTGCAGAGTATCGATAGCAATCCAGGTACTCTTGGCGTGGTTGCGGGGGAAAATAATTGCTCCATTCTCACGCCTTGCCAGTTCCCGTAACATGTCGAGATGGCATTCTGGTGTTGGGTCTGTTCCCTCGATCAGTGCTGGAAAGAAATAACGGCCGAATATATGCAGGTTGGCCTTGCTCTTTAGGGTGATCCTTATCCAGCCCCTTTGTAGGATTGGCGGGACGTGCCGCAAGTCGTTGGCCCACTCCTCGAAGGGAGTAAATCTCAAAGGCCTTTGTGGGGGGGATGGCTGAAATGCGGAGGCTTGTGGCTCCTGCATTAAGTTCGGTGAATTCTGCATCGGTTGGTTCAACATATTTGGCCATGCGTTGCAGAGCCTCTATATCGTACCGAGGCTCATCTTCGACATTAATGTCTATTGGCTGGCGTGGCTTACCCCATACTTGCTCGAGCATGTCTTTAAGGGCTAGGCCATTCGGACCTTTTTTATAAACACGTTGCTCGCCTGTCAGCGGATTCTTGACCATAACGTAGTGGCCGAGGGCTAAATCCTCCCATGCGTCAAAAATAGCATCGGCCTTGGCCGCTACTCTTTCAGCCAACCTGGCACGGAGGCGTCGAACTTCCAGGGTTTTCTTGGAAAGAGAGCCCTTTGGTCGACCACCCGACATGCCGTTTTGTCTTGCTGTTTCGCCAGGCATAGGCAAAAACCGATTAAACACTAGCCCTCAACATGAGATTCCCCTAGCAATCATCACGAAAACCGCAACAGCTGAAAGCATGAGGGCTGTAGCACATAACTGCATCCCCTGAAGTGGTGTCATAACTTGATAGCCTTGCGCCCTGTCAGTTGCTCCCACCTAGCAATCCCTACGTCAATATATGCAGGGGAAAGCTCTAGCCCTCTGAATACTCGCCCTGTTTGTTCACAGGCTATCAAGGTGCTGAAGCTGCCACCAAACACATCCAGTACAACTCCACCAAGCTTTGAGCTTGCCACGATGGCACGGGCGACAAGCGGGATCGGCTTCATTGTCGGATGGACTCCGTTACGGGCTGGTTTCTTTTCTCGCCACAAATCTGTCTGATTGGTCTTATCCAAAACACGCCCTGTGACCTCTCCATCCAATTCGAGGTGATATTCACCAATTTGGATGAGAGTCTTGTTTTTGGCAGCATCGTATTGAGGTTTAACGCTGCCGAGCTTATCCCAGACATTGCCCTCATCTCGCCAGCCGACAAAGTAGTGATTCTTCACCGCCTTTGGCCAGCCATACAAAATCGGCTCATATTGGCTCTGCCAGTCGGACCGACCGAGTGTAAAGGTGTTTTTCGCCCAAATGATGAACGAGGAAAAATGCCCACCTGATTCCACAAAGGTTCCCATCAAGGTTCCCATCTCTGTCGAACTCATGCAGATGTAGATTGCCCCCTGGCAATGTGCTATCAGATTTTTGTTGACTTTGAGCAAAAATTCACGGAAGTCGGCCGCTGACATGTCGTCATTAGCAATCTTTTCTTTACCTGCTACCTCATAAGCTACGTTATAAGGGGGATCTGTGAATACCATGTCCGCAATCACTCCCTCTGGGTGAGTGTGGGTAGGGACGTCCATAAGCCTCATAACGTCCTCTGGCTTCGTTGCATCCCCGCACATGATTACATGATCTCCCAGTAGGTATATGTCGCCTGTACGGGCTATTGGCTCGCTAGGGGGAGCCATTGGTGGCTCATCGTCCTGGGGATTAAGGGACTTTTGTAGGGCATTCTCAATCTCATTGTCGTCGAGTCCAGTGTTCTTAAGTTTATCGGCTGCAATCGTTTGAATCAGCTGGGTCAGCAACTCTTCATCAAAGCTACCCCCAATACGGTTAAGAGCGATGTTTAAAGCTTTTTCATCATCTTTGTCCAGGTCAACGTAGACAACTGGCACCTCAGTGTAGCCAAGGCGGGCGGCAGCCTTTAAACGCTGATGACCCCCAATGATGGTATTGTCCCTATTAACAATAATCGGCTCTAAAAATCCATTGAGCTCTATTGAGTTGGCTAGTTTTTGGAGCTCACTCTCACTGATCTTACGGGGGTTGTACTTAGCGGGAGTCAGTAGGCCAATCTGCACGTGGCTTATCTCTAGCCGAGGGTATAGTTTAGGATCTGGAAAATCAGACATAGCTTTGAAATATTGGCCGCCTTATTAGTCTCCCCTCCCCCGTTTAGGTGTCTCGCTTAACCCCTCCCCCAGGGGTCGTTTTTTGTATCGGGGGAGTGGGGGAGGGGTTGTTTATTGGGCTTTTTGCGTATTTTGATTACGACGCTTCAGAAGGGGTTGTTGCTGGTGGGGGAGTGATAGTGGCCTTTAGACTCATCTCATATGCTGGCTTCCAGCTACACCATTCCCTATCCATTGGCAGTCCAATGTTGCGAGCAGTTTCCAGCAAATCACTGCCGTCGTTTTGCCCCATAAATACCTGAGTGGCTCCAATGGTCTTTGCTAGGGTTTCGCTCATGCCTGTCATGGTATCGATTGGGAGAGGCTTGCTTACCTTAGACTCGTCCTGGGGATCCTCATACCCATCCTCATGTGGTACCGCTTCGCCTGCTTGAGCCTTGGTAACTAATTCGACATGATTAAGAATCCTCTTAAAACTCGATAGGTCAACGAGGATATGTTGCACGTCATTGTAGGCAGCAAGGATGCGGGCGCATTCTCGCTCCTTAAGTTGCTCTTGCGAGGCTCCGTCCGCCACAAAGGTTACGGCTACCACGTCGAGTCCCTTCTGTAGACAGTCGACCAACATGATACTTGAGACCAACCCACCCGAGAGTAGAACCATTACTTTTTCCTTCTTTTCTGCAATCTCTGTAGTCATACGATCTAATTACTATTTAAGCTTAATTTCTCCCCCGCACGCACAGATAGTTTGCAAACCCCTGTAGCGGCGGCTGAGCCTCTGTAAACGCTCTATGGTGGCTCCACAGCAATCCCTGAAGCCTGCAATGGCTGAGCCCTTTACCGTCCCCTCCCCCACCGTGGCTGGCACGGGTTTTATCTTGAATTTCATACGGATTTAGTATTAAAGACCTCCACAAGCGTCTTATTGAAGCATGGGGGGGGCGCAGGTTAAGTCTAGGCGATGTTGGCGGCTTTCAACCTCACGGCCGCACTCAATGCATTTATACCGCTTTAGGGGGCGCAACTCCTCATCAAAGGCTCCGTTACTCTGTTGATCGTTGGGATCTTCTCCTGGGTCTTTCTTGGCACAAACGAGACATGACCGTTTAGGCGATCTTGTGATGTGACAACCGCAGGGCTTCCTGTTCGAATTCCTGATCCTTTCTAGGTGGTCATACCCAGTCTCATCATCTGAATCCTCGGCCTGGTCGGGGTTACAGATGCGGCAACGAGCCTTAGAGCGGCCTCTGATTGAGCAGCCACACGGCTTTTTTCCAGGAGCAGTCTCCGATGTATTGGTTACGTATTCCTCTGATTTTGGACTACCACCCATTAACAATGACTCAATTTCTGCCTCGATCTCAGCACGTTGCCTAAAGAGTTCCTGTACCCTTTCAAAACGTGGACTCGGCATAGTTTATAAAAGTTATCTGTCCCCTCCAGCAGTAGCTGCGCTTGCAAAATGGCACCATAGAATCTTCACAAACTATGATGATTTTTCCGCAGCTACTGGCGGAGAGCGACCTAGTAGACGTACATGCCTACCTAAACGGTCGCTCACCATCAGACCAACTTGTATGCCCATGCTTTGGGTACAAGTGGGGGAGCCCGTGGGTAACTTAAGCGGATCCTCCAGACCTAGCTCAAGTCGGAACTAGTCCGTTCAAGTTACCCCTACATGGTCGTGTCCCACGTGTTTGTGGCTCCGAGAGCCACGTCACCGCCATTGTGTGATGCAGCTCTCGGAGCCTGGCTCACTGCTATGATAGCATAGTATGTTTTTGCCTGGTTGGGGATAACCCTGCGAATACCTGGACGTGTATGGTTAAACACTTCCTACACACACCAAAGCAAGCCCCTTGTTTAACTGAGGCCGCTATTCTCCCACCCTTATACAGATCCTTAACTCTTGGGCTGTACAGGGGAGGGGACGAAGACCAGGTTGACGGTGGGTTGTGGTAGCTCCCCCATAGTCAGGGTACGCATACGATCAGAGCCTGGGTTTTTCCGAACCTCTCACCTCTACAGCGATTAGGGACTCTTTGAGCTAACTACTGGGTGAGATCACAATGCACCCAGTACCGAAGTTTCGGCGATTTTGGCTCAGTCACGCATAAGGGGGTTTAACGACATCCCTTGATGAATTGGGTCGTGGTAGTAAACAAAACTGCGGTGTGCAAAACAATTTGCACACCGCAGATATTTATGGTATCTTTGGAGCGCAATTTCTTTTTACATTGCCATCGTACCACATCCTTTCGGGGGTGTGGTACTTTGTTTTGTCTACAGCTGTTGATAACCTGGGGAGCATTATCAACTCTCGACAAAAACCTCAAGCAATGCTATGATTCGGTTATATGCAATTTTTGATTGACAGCAAAAAGAAATCCGCCTGTATCAGCTGCAAACGCTCTGATGTCCCTTATTATTCAAGCGGGATGTGTCGCTCTGACTACGTGGGCTTCATGAGACAGAGGCGCATGTGGCGAGAGAAGCAGCACATTCGTGGCAAGCGTCCGTATTGCACGGTGTGTGGCGTTCGCTCTAGGAACGTAAAGCCTCGGGGCGAAAAAGTAGCCTTGGTTTTGTGCTGTGCTAAGTGCGCACTTACTGTAAATGTTAAGGGGAGTGGATAACTATTTTTATCTCCTCTTGTGCTATGATACAGTTATAGCATAAACATAACAGAGGGCTTATGAGTGAGGAATCATACCCATACACCTACGGAGGCACACGAAGGAAAACCATAGCAGATGAGGCAGAGCGAATGCGGACAATCTATGTCTGGTACAAAAAAGAGTTGGGGCAAGCAAAGTATTTACTAACTGCTGACCCTCAAGACATAGCCATGTTTGAGGGAATCGCTGACGCCTACGAGACGATGTTTAATAATCTGAAGCGCATGAGTGAATGTTAAATCCTAACCGCCAATTATATGTGCGATCCAACTTACCGCCAGCTTTCTAAACTAACGTTTCTTGTTCGCAGCCGCTTCCCAAACGCAATGCCTGACCGTTATGAGCCATATCCGACGCCAAACGGAGGTTTCATAAACGTTAATATGAAGAGCATTGACTTTACGGAGTGGATGCTGGAGCACATGACCCTGCACGAGGCCTCACGCATCATCACGCTTTTTGAGAATGATGAGGACGAGGAAGCTATGCGAATCCTTAAGAAGATTTACCCAGCTCTTAATTAAAACCCAATCCTAACCGCCAATATGGAAAACAAAATCATCAAGCAGACTCCCCCAACTACACCAAATCCTAACGCTGCCGAGCTCATTATCCAGCAGGCCGTTGACAAAGGCTTGCCCGTCGAGACCATTGAGCGACTGCTTGCCATGCGCCGTGAGCTTAAGGCCGAGTTTGCAAAGGAGGCTTACGATACCGCATTAGCCAAGTTTCAAGCGGAGTGCCCCGTTATCGAGAAAAAGAAAGAGGGCGGCAAAACCAAGGCTGGAGTTGTGGCTTACAAATACGCCCCGCTCGATAGCATTGTGGCGCAGGTCAAAGAGATCCTCGGTAAGCATGATCTTAGTTATGCGTTCAAAACCGAAATCACGACAGACCGTGTAAAGGTAACATTTATCGTCCGCCATGCACTTGGCCACTCGGAAGAGAGCCCCATGGATTTACCCCTCGGCACAAGGACGGACATCATGTCAGCCCCCCAAGTCGTAGCCTCAACCGTAACGTTCGCCAAGCGGTACTCATTCTGCAACACGCTCGGCATCATGACTGGAGACGAGGATAACGATGCCAGCGCACTGATTGAACCTCAATACAAGCAAAAGCCCTCCGTAGCCCCTCCAGCGAAGCCTACGACCCCACCAGTCGCTCCCCCCAAGGTCAACGAACAGCCTGTTAGTGCCCAGCAGGTTGCCAACCTCGAGGTAATGCTTGAAACCTATGGCATGCCCATCATGGAGTTCCTCAAAGCGTACAAGGTCAAGAACCTTAACCAGCTGACCGAAACGAAGGCCAAGGCCGCCCTCGCTACGCTCTCTAAACGCATCGAAAATGGAGAGATGTGGGAGCAGCCAGGCATGCCTACCATCTCAACTGATGAGCCTGCCAAGGTTGAACTCCCCCCACTTGTTCAGGCCGAAGTTGTCGAGACTCCGAAGCCTGCAAAATGGGATGCGTGGAAAAAAGAAGGACCACGTAACTAGCCCTCTATGAAATTTCCCAAGCTATCCCTCAAAGTTATGACAGTCCTACGTGACCAGCCAAAAACACGTAATGATGACATCGAGCTGACACTCTGGGTCTGGTACGAGTATTTCCGTGATCACCTTGAGTGGGAAGCTCCGACGCATAATCGCCCACAAGGTCGTTGGATTGTCAGCGTCGATGCGGTTCGTGCGCTTCCGAGCGAAGATAAGATTAGCCGCATCCGTCGCAAAATTAACGAAGCTAGCACGCAATATCCTGAAGGACGTTATCGAGCCAGTGATCCTGTAGTCCTGGCTCGAAGGCAGAGGGAAGAAAAGGTGCGGAAGACGATTAAAACTAAGAATTGGGCTGATGCCCTTGAGTAAACATATGGCTAAACGCAAGCAAAATATCGCTATCAACATTCAGATCATGGGGGAGTTCAAACAGTCGTTACAGCGTGATGCGTTTGAGGCCGCCTTGGGCGCAGCTGTTGAAGGAGTCACAACCTTTTATCGCATGGCTGATGAGAGAAACCGAATCAACGTGCAGAGCACGGTCACTGATCTTAATGCAAAGGTATGATCGAGAAGCTATTGTTAACAGCCTGTGGGGCATTAATGGCGGCTAGTTTAATGGGGGCAATATCGGGTCTCTCTGCAATCGCGGCCAGAAAATCCATCGAGCCAGTGCAGGCCGTCCTTGAGGCTCAGATAGAATTAAACGAACAGCTGGCAGCTCGCCCCGACATTTGCGGCCTCATCGAGGTGGTATGTGAGGGGGAGCATACGCCCACAATTGAGGAGCGGATCGAGCAGGCAGCGAGAGCGTATGGAGTGAGCCCTGTTGCCGCCCTTGCAATTGCAGGCTGCGAGTCTAGCTTTAACCCCTATGCGACTAACAGTAACTCGAGCGCAAAGGGTCTATATCAATTTACCGACGGGACATGGGACTACATTCAAGCTAGCGGGCATCAGTTTGATGTGCGTGAAAATATAAGGCAGTTCATGATTTGGTATCCCGTCCATCCCGAATGGTGGGAGTGTGAATAGCCTATGAGCAAGCTCAGAAAAGACATTAAAGAGTTGCTGAGGAAATGGCCACTCAGGATGTTTCCGCCTGGACTAAGCGGCGACGCAGTCGTGGCTAAGCTCATAGCCGAGCTAGAAGCTTATGAGAAGGCGGTGGTTGCTGTGGGCGACATCCCATGCAAGCAGTACGGCAAGAGCGATGTTTGCGAATGTTGTGATCCTGTTCTGGATGCCCTGGAAGCCCTCAACGCAGACCTTGCAGACCTTGAAACGGTGGAATAGGTAAATATGGCGAATAGACACCCGTTCAAAACACCCCTGTATTACCGCCTAACTTTCTTGCGGGATCGCTGGCCGTGTCTTGGTTGGCCGCTCGACAAAATTAGAGACGCACTTTGGAACGAGGACATGAATTACGAATAGGTCTAATTAGACACATCTTAGACACATTTTATACCTATGGATAAAAAAGGACTACTGCAACAATGGCTTGATGAGTTTGATGATTTAGCATCAGCTCATGCTGAGGCCTTCGATATCGGTCGTGGTTTCAACAAAGAACAGTCAGATGCCTATTGGCTTGGTATAGACTTCGGCCGCTCGTTTTTCAAAGACCAGATTATCCAGTTACTCTCTAAGGTATGACACGTCCCGTCGGTGAAATCATGGGGGAGATTGCTTACCTGGATTTCATCGTAGAGGATCTTTAGCCTATGACCCCAAACCAACAAATCACAATCCCCGCAGGTGAGGTCAGCCCTCGCATTATAGGAACAAGCTTTAAGTGGTATTCGTTTAGGCGTTGGAGGTTCAGAGCTTGGTGGGGACGGAAAGTGTTTGAAGAAGATAATGCGGCTACTCATTGTATCTGCGGCTCATAATTAGCCTATGAAGAAACTGAAACATTGGTACTACTATTTAACATCCCCCCTATACCGACTGTGGGTTAGAACCAACGAGATACAGGAAATGAACAATCGGATGGCAGCCAGGCTAGAGGAACTAAACAGTCGGAAATTTTGCCCTCATATCCGTGTACGAGCAGGTCTCAATATCAGCCACTTATGCGATTGTGGATAGCCTATGAACTACACCCGCCGGTGCCTTTACTGCTCGACTGTGTTCCAGGCTAGAAAGTCAGACGCAATGTACTGCGCTAAGCGATGTTCATTCCGTGGTGGGAGTAGCGGTAGACGGTCATGTAAAGCAGGCAAACATACCTACAGGTTCTACGAAGAGCGAGAACAGAAATGTGAATACTGCCAAGTAAAGCGTGAGATACCAGCGGGGTTCCTCAAATAACTTGTTCCCTCCCCTCGGGTTCGTGTCCCAACCATCCCAAAGGACATGAGCCTAATGGGAGGGAAGAAACAAATGCGCTATTCCATGACTAGTTTTTGCTCGGCCTGCGGGTGGAGCTATCGCTTCGTCGCCACTCACGACGGCGAGCTGCTCGGCGCACATCATCACGGTTACGACCGTCCCAACTGTAAATTCGTGGGGAATCTCACGAAGCAGGAGATCAAGGAGACTGAGGATCTACCGCCACAACCTCGAAAGCGGAAGTGAGACATGAGTAGTGCCAAGGGCAACGTGTCCTGTATCGATTGCGACACGCTCGTGCCAGTCCAATTCGCCTGCGTCCTCGTACGCAAAGGACGAATGACCATCACGAGCTTCGCAATCTGTCCCGTCTGCGCCAAATCGGGTGATATGCGTTCACTCCGAGCTACGGCCGACGTGCCAGAAGATGTCATTCACGCCGCCATTCTGCGTGGCCTGTTCGTCATCATGATCTAGGGTTTACGGCTTCCCACAAAAAGCCGTTTAGTTATAAATATGAATGATTTCAAGATACGAGATGCAATAGCTTACCCATTTCTGCTGTTGTTTACTGCGGTTATGGCACTGAATTGGTCATTAGCGAGTTTGATAGTGAGTATCGGAGGGGTATGGACGACACGACAGATAAAAAGATTTTACTAAAAAGCCGGTTAATATCTATATGAACAATCTTGAATTGATCGCCCGTTTAGATGAACTGGCGGAGAAGGCTACGAAGACGGTGGCTCCCATGGATTTTGAGTCGTTCAAAGAATGGTGGGTGGAAGATCGTGACTTTAAAGGTGAGCAGCGCCCAGCAGTAGTTTATTACGATAAAGATGAGGTTATATCCCGCGATTCAAAATCGGAGATAGCACATTACATCGTCGCCCTTCATAACGCCTACCCCAAACTTCGAGCCATGGCCTTGGCAGGTGAGGAGCTAGCTCAGGCGGTAAATGAGGCGGCACTAATTGAAAGTCATGGTAAGTGTAGACAAAAGGTAAACTTTGCCCTCATCGCTTACGAACGCCTTAAAGGATAAACCTATGCCTGACCAAGAACTAGAACCACCACCAGACTTTGACGAGTACCATTAAAAATAATCTATGTGGCTCACTCTAATCATCATCTTGATTATCCTTGGGACAATTTTTAACGGTTATTACATCGTCGTTAACTTTAATCGTTTTGCCCGTAGCGAAATAGCGGCTAATATTATACTAAATATCGTGATTATCATTGGCGTTATTTATCACCTCTTTTAATCTATGAAAACCATACAAATCACTCTAACCGAGGAGCAGCTAGAAGCAATTAAAAAGACTGGGATATTGGATGAAAAGAAGGGGCTGTGGAGGCCAAAGATTGGCGAGAAGTTTTGGTATTTAGCAGGTTCTGGGATTAATTGCCCCACATACGGCCAGTCAGTGGACGAGAGCGTTCTAGCCCGCCAAGAAGTCTACAAAACCCCAGGAGAGGCTATAGCCGCGGATGAATGGCGTATCGCTCGCATGAACATCTTGCGCTGGAAGGCTGAGAATTGTCCATTTGAGGAGGATTGGGGGGATAACAACCAGGCCAAGTGGTTCCCTTGTTACGACTGGGGTCGCACTGAATTTCTTGTAGACAACAACCATGTGGCACAGCTTTTACCAATGGGTGGGGTTTACTTCGCTACTGCGAAAGATACAGAAGCCTGCCTAAAAGCCTGTAAAGCTGATTGGTACACTTACTTTGGGGTGAAGAGATAAATATGAAATTCTTAGAGAACTTTACGTTAATTCTAATGGTTTTATCCCTACTGGATTTGGGAGGCGTAAAGTGGTTCCATGCCGCTGTGCCGATGGCTCTTATATTGCTGATCCACGTTTTGGTACTGGCGGCCGTTATTAGGAACGATAAAGCAAAGATAAGAGAGGAGTTAGATAAAATTTTAAGATAACTTATGTTTTGGACTATAGTTCTAGCGCTAGTGTTCGTGTTCTTCATCCTGCCGATTGTGCTTGCATTTTGTGGTGGCGCACTCGCTGTTTTGATCGGCCTAATTGCTGAGTGGTACGAAAAGAAGTAGAGAAATGGTGTATACTACTCGCACAATGACCCCAACCCAACTATGCAGATCAGAAAAGCGTTAGTCGGTGGGCTCAATCTGCGCAACCCCTTACAGATACAAGCCTATGCAAAGCTATGCAGACGAATAAAATCCGGGGAGATCCTGGAGGTGAGGCTGCACGAACAGCACTTAGTGAGCGAGAGACCAGGCAAGAAGCTTTTTTACAGGCCAACTTTCACGGCCTATCTAGCGAATGGCGGTACTGAAATTATCGACATTAGGCTCGGCAGAGTCCACAAATTTAAGGGAGTTTTGTGGGAGGTACTACAGGCTAAATACTTTAACGATAAAAATTATTCTTTCTATGTTTACACTGAAGATGAAGACGGGGCTGGTGTTTGACCTTGAGAATGTACTCGGCAGCATCCCACCTAAGGATATTCCAACCCTCAAAGAGATGAGCATGATCAAGAAGCTGCGCACAAAGCTTCAGGAAAGCACTAAAGCTCTTTCTGAGCTAATCGGCGGTTTGCAGGACACGATGAAGCCGCTCCGCGATGCTAAGGCCTCAGACGACGAATTAAACGCGGCCGCTAAACCACTCCTAGATGTTATCAACGCTAAACGCGTCGAAGATCTCGAGGTTGAGCTGAGCGATGAACAAATCGAATGCTTCCGCCGCTGGTTCCGTTCGTTCATCCGCCCTAAGATGTTACAGGCCGATATGTGTTTAATGGCCGCTGAATCGCTTGGAATCGATGTAGATGCCGAGTAGCCTATGTTTAGGATGGTTGGCAGCGACGTTGCTGTAAAAGTCAGTAAAAAAGAGGAGACACTAGCGTCAGGCTTTATTCTCTCGAGAGATGACGTTGCTGGCAAAGAGAAAAACTACATTAACTACGGTGTTGTCACCCATATCGGTCCGGACGTAAAAGAAGTTAGCGTAGGGGAAAGGGTCGCATTCATCGAAGGAACGTACTGGAAAAATGACAAACGTATTAACAAACATGAGTTCGAAGTTGACGGGGAGGCCTACGTGAGGGTCCCAGAAAGAGACATCAAGGCCATAATCGAGGAATAAGAGACAAAAATAGGGCTAAATGCCCTATTTTCTTTATGTGGGGATATCTATTTGTGTATATTGAGATAGTATGATAGTATGCATACATAGGGTGAAGTAACGCCCACTAGCCTAGCAATATGGAATGGATCTGTACAAACTGTTCTACGCACTTTGCGCGCTCGCCTTTCGAGCCTGTTTATGTGACTGGTAAGGGGGCTGTTTGTGCCGTTTGTTCTATTGCTGAAGTATGCAAAAACGAAAAGACCTCGTACTTGCTAAAAAAGTCGGGATCGCGCTCGGTAAAGCCATCAAAGCGAGTGGTCAAACGCGCTACAGGATCGCCGGAGCCTCTGGTATCAGCCAAAGCTCACTAAGCAGGTTTCTAGACGGTGCGAGCCTCCCTAGCCTGGCTACGTTTACTAAGCTCTGTAAGGCTGTAAAAGTTACCCCTAATGATTTACTCCTATGAAAAAGTTAACCTATAAGTATAACAAAGCTCAGAAGAAGCAGAAGATCACTAAGAAGCCCAATATGTTTGTAGCCGCTATTGGTTCAGCCTTAGTTATCACGCTTTACCTCGTGATCTTTGCCTAGGTAGAAAGGTGTGCTATATTTAGATCGTTGAAATCCTAAATAGAATCTCTGTTTACTGTGTGGAGTTTGGTGTGAGCAATCACCCAACGGCCTCTTAGGAGCCGCAACGCTCCACACAGGAAATGGAGATTTTATTATGGGCAAAAGAGAACATTACTTCTCAATGCCAGACGGTATCGTGGATGGGTCAATGCGTGAAATGTCGCCAAGTGACTTCTGTTTACTAGTCTTCTACTGTCGGGTAGCGAATGCGAAGGGGGTAAGTTACTACGCACAAGAAACAATTTCAAAGATCACAGGCATCTCAGTTAGGCAAATTGGTAAGTCAACGCACATTCTAAAAGATATGGGCTATATCGCCCTAAAAACCAAGGGCAATCGAACCCGTGAGATAACTATCAGCCAGTATCTGGTTGGCGCCCTTCCAAAGGGAAAAGTCATCCCGCCCATAGTCCCTAGCTCTGCAATATCTGCCACCCTAGAGTTCCTAGCTCGGCAAAAAGTGCCACTCTGAGCCTTTTAGCTACGCAATAATTGCCGACTAAGGAATACTAGGCCTCAGGGCGAAGGAATTACGAAGTAAAGAAGGAAAGCTAACGCGCTAACGCTTGTTGCGACTAGCGTCGCGGCCTATGCTCTAAAGAGCTTTAAACCTAAACCTAATTCTTCTAAAAGAGAGATGAACTAATGCTATCGGTCGCGTGGCTGGGTTCATGGCGCGAAAAGACTAATAAAAACACCTTATGACATTCACATCAATCTTCCTCGCTGTAACTCTAGGCATTATCGCTGCTCCGCTCGTCGCCTTTTCCCTCTATACCGTTCTGGCATTGGGCTTCCAGCTAGTCTTAGCTGCTTACCATGCCGCAGTTAATATGGCGCTTTGGGTGGAACACAAAAGACTAGACAGCACTTTTTTTGTGGGTCTAGCGTTTGTAGTGGCGATTCTGGCACTCACGATCAGCTACATGGCTGGGGCGTTTTGAGTTTCCTGAAGGCGCTTGCGAATTTCTTCAATTCTTTTTTCGCGTTCGGCACCGGTAGATTCCTGGGCTCCACCAACATCTCCATCGCTAGATAGCTCCGGCGTTGGCTGCTCGAGCCTTTGGCGGATTGTTTCGATCCTTTGCTCACGCTCCTGTTCTTCTGTCTCCATCTCCTCCGGCGTCATCTTCCCTTGCTCTTTGATGGCTTTTAAGAGAGCCGCCCCCTTTAGGCCGAGGAATGTTTTACTCTTAGCAAATTCAGCAATTTTGCCTAGACTGTAAGTCGGATCCAGAAGAACATCCGCTAATTCTTTTTTTGCCTTAGCCTTCATTAATTGGACTGGGGCGCTAGTGAGAATAGCGCCAAGCTTGTCACCAATAGCTGCACCTACCACTGACGACTGTGGACCGCCAGGGCTCCCAGCGATAGCGCCTACTACTGCTGCAGCTCCGCGCCTTAAGAAACCAGATTGTCCGACCCTCCGGGTACTAGTGGCCTCTAATACTTCGTCAAGATTTTTGAAGAAAGTAAAAGTTTTATTTATAGCCGCAAAATCAGGCCTTTCTTTTGCCAACAAAGCGCGGATAGCATTGGCCCCGATCTCTTTTGCGCCTGCCTCCTTCCCCTCATCTAATGTCCGCCCTATAAACCCGCCAGCCGCGGCAACATCTTCGTCCCAAACTCTTCCAAGTTCTCGCAGCGCCTGCGCAGGCATAGTTTCTCCAAATTGACCGATTACATTTTGGATCTCATCAAGAACACGCCAGGACCTTTGGTCGACAAGTTTACCGTCTATAATATATTTTGTTTTAGCCTTTTCGAATGCATCAAGAACCGGCTTCAAAGTTACATTGCCCTTCATTTTTCCGATCGCTTCAAATTCTCTTCCTGCACCTTCGAGACCCTGTTCTGCGAAGTCCTTCAGACCTCCCATAGTCTTCACTACTCCTCGCTCTAATATCTCAGGTGCAATTTTAACAACCTTCGCCTTCATTTTTTCCTTTGTTGGGTTCAGAACTTTACCAATGTCGCTGATAGCGGATGCACGAAGTGCGTCCCCAATCCCCAGGGCGTTGTCCACCTTTCCTAGTGCTTTAGCTGCTGGGGCCAGTGGTTTTAGTAATGCCTTGGCTGTACCAGCTGGTCCAGATGTAGCAACCTCAAGGGCGCCGACAGCGGCCTCTCCGCCCGTTAATCTGCCCTGTTCTTTGGCACTTTCACCCTTTGCTACGCCCTGTAAGTTGGCAAATGGCTTTACAACTCCAAATGGAGTGGCTACAGCCTCGTCCCCAGTACGCCCGCCTGGCACCGAAGCGTCGATGCCGGAACGAACATTGACCACTGGCCTGATCAACTCCCTAGCGACAGGGCTAATGAAGGTGTCCGTCACGCCTTCCGCTATTTTTTTCGAGGCACTACCAAACTTTGAGAGCGTTTTGAATAATCCCATATTTTTATCTTAATGCTTCTTGGATCTCACTTGCTGAATAGCCCTCCCTTGTCAGATCGTCAATGATTTGAGAATACTGTGGGTTAGCTTGTTTTAATTGAGCTGTAGAGACAGGGGCTGTGGTACCAGGTGGGACGTAGACAGTCCCAATAATCCTAGATGGCTCCACGCCCAGGAAGCCCGCTTCCTGTTCGTATACATCGAGAATAGGCTTGAAGGACTCATACTGCGTGCCATAAATACGCCCAGCTTGCGCGAGGAAGTCGGCGCGTTTTTCCGGGCTGAGGCTCTCACCGGAACCAAGCATCTTATTATACTGACTCATGATATTCGCCGGGATGTTCCCAATGTTTTGCGCAGTAGCCTGTTCACCCTGCATGACGGTAGACCCTGGGTCTAAGATTTTCATGTAGTTAAAGATCAGAGACAGATCTCCCGCTGGGCTAGGGTTATTAGCAACGGATTGGATCTTGCTATAGGCATCACGGATCTTGGTAAACGCTCCAGCTTCAGCTACGAATTTTGTCCTAAGTGCTGTTACATCTTCTACTGTCGCGCTGCTACTGCCGCCATCAAGAGCGTAGAGATCAACGTCACTTCCCGCATCTGTGCCGAAACTATAAGCAGGGTTTTTGAAGCCCGGTCTTGCATAGCCAGTGATTGTTGATGCCTTGACTGATCGTCCGTGCGTGATCAGGCCTACCCCATTTTCGTCCTTACTCCAATTGCTCTCAGAAAGACGGTAGTAAAGTTCACCATTTAAGGTATATTTGCTGTTTATATATGCGATATGGCCAGTGTCCCCGGCGCGCATGATGACCACATCCCCGGCCTGAGAGTTTTCTGAGGTAATGGACGGGTCCATTTTATCGACCTTGCTCTGGTAAGAGTTCCCGACTCCGAGGCCGCTGGTGTCATTTACCCAGGCTCCGCATTGTGCGGCCCACCACTTACTACTGAATCCTTGGTCGCCATCTTTGCTCTTGCGGTCAAAAGGGGTCACGCTATTATCCGGGAAGGCCGCGACGAGACCCTGGTTGGTACCGCCGTTTGGGTCGCTGCCATTTTGGGCAAGCTTTCTTTCTCCGGTGTTCTTATTTTCAAGAAAACGAACTCCGTCAGAAGATGTTTTCAACTCCCAACCTTGGCCAGCACTGATCTGACCAAGATCTATCGTTGAAGCTTCTCGAGTCAGCTTATTGTAAGACCAGATTGTGCCGTTACCGTTCGCATCTACCTCCATGCCAGACTGAACCCCGCTGGTTCCGAACCCCGTATACGTAGTCCCTGCGATGTTTATCTCTTGGCCAGCCGGGACCTTCTCTAGCATGTCCAGAATCTTGCCTGCGGCTTCGATAGACGCCGCTTCTTTTTCGGCCTCCTGTTGCGCCACCTGTGACTTATAAATAGAAGCATGGGTCCCGGCTGGTAATCCAACGGTGGAGTCAAGCGTATTTAAGAAATCTGCTGGCAGCTGATCAACCGGAGCGCCGGATGCCAAGAAAAGGTCAAATTGCTTCTCTGCTTGCTCCTGCGCCTCTTTTCTTTGTTCCTTTCTCCCCTGCGTGATCGTGTTCAGCCCCGCAATCTGTGCCTTGATAAGCTGCTCGTCGCCGGACAAAATAGCGTTAGACTGCTCAGGGGTAAGCCACTTTAGTTCATCGGGAGTCAGGTTTTCTCCAAATAGCTTTGCCATCAGCGCCCCCTTTTGACGTAAAATCTGGTTGTCGTAAGACTCAGGGGCTCCGAGTAGCTCGGTTTTCTTGGCTTCGGCACCAGCGGTCAAAGCGTCTCGCATCGCCGTAGCGTAGTCGGTAGGGGGCAGTGGTGCGCTAGGAGCCGTTGGGACGATAGAAGGGGCCGGTGCGGACGGCACGCCGCCTGTAGCCTTGTTAAATGACTCCAGGGTACCAGTGGCAGCCTGTCCGAGCTGTGCCGAGGTGGCTACTTTTGGCATTATGGGCTTACCGTCAGCGCCCTGGATAGCCTGGGGAGTGCCTTCGGCTGCGGTAGGTGTTACTGCGTACAAGTCTGGTCTACCGGAGACCGTGGGAGTCCCACCTGTGACAAGCTGGTTTTGAATTGCTAAAGCCGAGGCGAGTTTAGCCTCATTAGAGTCTCCCGTACCAGAACCGTAAACCGTGCCAGTGTTCGCACCCTTGATCTCGTAGGTGCTCTGGTCAATGGTCAGGGGTTCTGGGGCGTTGTTTATGCGCCCCTTAGGTTTTGTTGGCGTGATCGGTGGCAGAGTAGCCATATTTTATGTGGTTAGTGTACTAGTAGAGACTCGTGCCGCCCTCCCCCGCAAGTATCTCCTGGTTGATAGCCGTATCCTGAGCCTGCAACTGGTCAGCCTTCAGCTGCACGTCAGTTTCTGCCTGGCGTTCCAAGCTGCCGCGGATGCCTTCGGAAAGCTTCGGTAGATCAACGCCTTGGATAGTAGGCAGCTTCGCTCCGGCCAAATTTGCACTGCCCAGGTAATCTTCAGTATCGCGCTGGTACGTTCCGAGATTAAAATCGAAAGACCTCCGAGACGACTCGGCAATGTTTCTGGCCTGATCTTCAATTTTCTTCTGAGCCTTAGCCCGAATACCGGAAAAAGCTAGCCCCCCCTCGGCTGCGTTAGCCGAGTTGCTGTCTACTGCCTCTTGAGCCGCTAGTTTTTCCTGAGCCATCTGGCTCTCACGTTCAAGCGCCTGGTTTTCTAAAGTCCGCTCGTAGTTTTCTTTAGCGCGTCTGATCGTCTGCTCGTACGCGCTGCCCTTACCGGTAATAAACTCTCGAGCTCGATCGAGGAAGCTCTTCGTATCTTCATCGGTGACTTCCTGCATAGCGAAGACCTTGTCCATCACCGTCTGATCGTTACCAGCATTAGTGTAGACTGCTTCAAGATCTTCAATCTCGCTTGGGGTTAGCCCGTTATAATTCACGCCTGCCTCGTCTAAGATCGAACTACCGCCACCAGTAGACCCGCCTGCCTGCCCGCCAGGGTTATAGGCTGGTAGAGTGCCGGCTGCATGTTGGGCGATTTCTTCAGCAGTGGCTACACGAGGGGTTACCGTTGCCCCGGTCGCGGGGTCAATAAATGGCTCGACAGTTTGGCCGGGTTGTGGTGGCCCGTAAAGTAAGTCAGGCCGTCCAGCAAGGGTTGGTGTGCTTCCGGACTGTAGGCCGGTAGCAAAAGCGTTAGCGTCAGACTCATTAGCTAGACCAGCCTTATAAACCGTATTCGTGTTAGCCCCAATAACTGAGAATGTGCCATCTGGTTGCTGTCGGATGTTCAAGCCCTCGCCAGTATTGCCGAGAGCACCAGGGCGTGAAGTCGAGGCCGGCCTTTCTGTAATAGACGAATAATTGCCATTAGGGTCTCTCGTAAGGGTTGGTGCCGCAACTTCTACGCCAGCATCAAGATAAAACTTAGCCTCGTTTTCGTAACGCTGTACCTTTGCTAAGGCTTCCTGATAGGTATCGGAGGCTAAAACACGAGCCTGCTCTTCGGCAGAAATGTTTCGAAAGTCTGTAATATTGGCCAGGTTCTCGGCAGCATTCCGATAGTCGTCCTGCATTTTTTGTAGATTCTCAGTAAAACCGCTAAAAACACTCTTGGCCTTTGAGGGTTGCATTTTGCCAGTGATCCATTCGTAGGCGGCATTTAGCCTCTCTTCGTCGGATCCAAGACCAAAGCGTGTACCTTCGCTATTCGTTGCGTTCAAGTATCCTAAAGCGTCCCTGGCCCAGTCCTTAAACGAGCTGTTATTGGTGATCCCGGTCGGCGCGGCTAAAAGGGCATTAGCAGCCTCCCTAACAGCCTCCGGTGTTCTGGCAAGAGAGCGCCCCTCAGTAGTAAAAAACTTTTTTAGATCGAAGGCCATATTAGTTTGGGAATTTAGAGTCTAGGAAGTCTAGGATCGTTTGAATTTCTAGGTCGCGCTCTTGCCGCTGTCTCTTGGCCGGATTCTCTGAAAATAACTGCTTTTCCTTAAAGGCCTCTTTGCGATCCTCAATCATCTCCTTGACTACTTCAGATGGTTTTTCCATACTATTCTACCTTAAATGTAGTTGCTGAGAGAGCGATACCGATTCTACGAAGGCCGCCCTCGGTGCGTGTTAGAAGGGCTCCGTCTACTCCCACGTAATACGCTGAGGCAGTTTGTAGACCGGAAACGTCATCACTGTACCCTTGCAAAATAACCCCTCCGCTCGCTGTTTCTACGGCCGTGTCAGCTTGGATGCCGATTGCCTGAGCAAAAGTATTCCCTGGCGCGTAAGCAGTATACGTCAAGTTGAGGTTTGCCCCTGAATCCTGGAAAAATAACCCATAATACTTAGGGTTAATCCTTAGACAGTGGAGCGGGGCTGTGGATCCGGTTGCAATTGGGTTAGCCGCCTCGATAGACATGAGCGAGCCGATCAAAGACGGTACGGTACCTTCAACACGTCCGATGCCGTGCAAGCCAGCGTTGGTATTGTCCTGGAAGGCGAAAGCAAATGAATCAGCCCCGAGGCCGATAACGTCCCCTCGTAAACCAGATCCGGCAGCCGCTGTTGTCGCGATCGCTACAGGCGTGCCGTTAGATAATGTCGTGCCAGAACGAGATACCACGGTAGTATTGACGTTTGTTGTAGCTACATACATCGCGATCATCCGAGTACTGTCCAGGCCATCGATATCAAATTCCACGTTAGCAGTAGTGGCTAGAAGAACTAACGGGGTACCAGCCGTGAATGTTGAGCCGTCAAACTCGAAACAGACGGCGGTTTGATTGCCCGAAGTATCCTCATAGGTAACCATGAAGAAATCCGTCTTACCAAAGCGTTTAATATCCCAGATCAACGCCCCGACAGTAGATACAAGCGTGGTCGCGGCACTCGCCGTGAATGACGTGGCACCGACGGTCAAGATTCTAGCGTTCAAGTCGCCTGTTCCGGTATCAATATAAACAGCAGCAACCACGGTATCGGAATATCTAACAACGTGAGGGGTAGCAGCGTTAGTACTAATAGTTGTCGCTCCGTTTACAGTTACAGCTTGATCTAGCCCAGAGAGAACAATACCCGTTGCGGTCGTGCCGCTTAGGTAACTACAAAGTGCTGTAGTGGTCAAAACTTGGCATAGCCTACCGGCTGATCCAGCAGCGACTACGCCGTCATCGATTGCGGAATAAGCTACTGGGTCGTCTACAACATCAGACCAGGTATAAATAACGTTACCGCCATTCATAGACACTCCGAGAGCAGTACATTTTAGTGAACCCGAAGTTTCGTTGTGACCCACAATAATTGCATCACCTCGAGTATGCGCGCTGCCTGCGGTTGTAAGGAACTCTGCATCCGCTATCACGGTGGCGGAAGCGATGTAACGCGCCGGGTACACAAAACCATCAGATTCAATAGCTGAGACTTCGCCCTGAGTCATGTCCCAGCCCATTGTAAACGGCTCTGAGAGCGACAAAGTACCCCGAGCGGTAAATTCACCCGTTGATTGGTCCCAACCTGCCCCAGCCCCCGTAGATGAGTCACCGAAGACGACATCACCCGATTCGTACACCCTAAACGGCGCTGTAGCTCGGCTGGCAAAAGCGGCGCCTGCCCAAAACCTGACATCGTCGCCTCCAGTTACGGTCGAGGCAAGACCAAACGAGTTGGCAGTATCCCTAATGTAATCGGAGCCAATGTCGAAACCTCCTAGCGAAGCGATCGAAATAACTGCTCCGACTGCTGTTAGAATGCCGGCCTCAGTCACCCTAAATGGTGCCGAAGCTCTATTAGCAAACGTATCCCCGGCCCAGAAGCGTACATCGTCGCCACCCGTGACGGTCGAAGCCATGCCCGAGGAATTAGCAGCATCTCGGATATAATCCGCACCAATATCAAATCCTCCCAAAGTCGCGAGGGTGATCGTTGCGTTAGTCGCAACCATGGCGCCAGATTCGTAGACTCGAAAAGGTGCTGACGCTCGGTTAGCGAATGTTTCACCAGCCCAGAAACGAACGTCATCACCACCTGTAACTGTTGAAGCGAGGCCGGATGAGTTTGCTACGTCTCTTACATAATCGGTGCCGATATCAAAGCCTCCGATAACACCGGATGTAGCTGAAAAGGTTCCACTGATCGTCAAAACCCCGTTGGCGTAGGTCAGATAGTCTCCGGCAGCATCACCAACGAAGAAGCGGTAATCGTTTTTGTCCCCCTCAAAACTACCGAGCCAAAAACCTTCGCCCTCTAGATAATCAGTGGCTCCACCCCGAATATGGCCGTCGGCTGCAATGATCAAATGCTCAGCTGTTTCTCCGGAAGCTGTGTCACTAGGTTGTGTTTGGCCTTCTACCAAGGCGGTAGTCCCGTTATACGTGCCTCCAGATGGCAATTGCCCCTCGGCTAGCTGAACTCCGCCCGAACCAAAGCCTTCGCCTCTTTGGAGGTTTTTGTCGTAGCCATTATCTAGATATGAGGCTCGTTGATCCATATTATCTGAGCCCGGTTACTTTCAGATCCGTGATCTCACAGCCCCAGTACTCTCCCTGCCCGTCAATAGACTCGCCGACTAACTCGGTCTCAAAGTATCGACCACGGTGTTTCGGCCCCAAAAATCTACTGAACCAGCCTAACAGGCCGTTGGTCTCGGTAGAACTCTGCGCCCCCTCATCACTAATAAACAATTGAGCACCGGGTAATTTATTGGAGAACATGAATACGTCGCTAAACTCTTTCATGAGCGAATACGCACCCATATCTAAACGCTTGCTCTTCACCCGATAGGGGATTGGTGAGCCAGCATCCGTATTGCCGACATTGTAATCAAGTACGTCGCCGTCATCATTGCCGGCCATAACACCATATTGGCCAGTTGAGCCAATGTAGTTAGCGAATGACCTGATCTGTTCAGGGTATGAACGGACAACCCAGCTGTTAGCGCTAATGTTATAAACGAGGACAATGTTAGAGAATAAAACCCCGTCTACCGTGACGTCGCCGATAGAGCAGTAGTAGTTGTTATCGTCACAAATACCAGCCACATCATCGTGATAAGCCGGGTCAATAGCGTCAATCCATCTCTGGATAGGACGCGATAGACGACGCGGGTAGCTGCCGTCCGTTACCCAAATACCGTAAGGGTTGAAGAAGAACACAGCGCCGTTTCTTGAAGCGATCGACTCGTTTGATGTAGTGCCAATATCAACGACCAAGTTAGCGTCTGTTGACCGACCGTTCCAGCGGTACATTGCTCGCTCCTTGAAGATTAGTAGCAGTGTACCGGTATTTGCCAGCCCGGTGATATTCATTCCGTCGGCCGGGTTAACATCCAAATAATCGTTAGTAACGTCCCAGGTAATGTTACCGCTAATGTCAGGGATCGAAGAAAAGAGAACACGATCACGGTTGGCACTTGTCGAGGCAACGTAAAGTCTAGAGTTAAAGACTGACAGGAACTGGCCGTTTGGCGCGCTTGTTAGCTGCGAAGTACCCAGTGCACCCGAACCAGACCAGGATTTAATCGCATCAAACTTATCATTAACGATGAAAGTGAGGTCTAAGAATGTGGCGAACCTAAACTTGGCTCCAGCTGTATACGATGTTCCGCCAGTAATATCCGTCCAAGTACCGGCGTTGTTGTACTTAAGCAGAGCGTTAGTGTCTCCGGCGTTATTGATGCCGGCGATCTGCTGGCTATTAGCCCCTCCGGCGCTGTCCTTGAAATAGAAGAGAGATGTAACAACTTTGCCATCCACTAATTGGTTGCCGATAGCCGTTGTACCTTTTCTGACCCGCAAGGCGCCGATCAGATCAAGATCCATGTTCAAGATTAGCCTCGATGTGTTATCAGGCAACAAAGCGTCTACGACCTCTGTGTTCATTCCGCCGCTCGAATCTCTTAAAGATTGAATGGGGGAAATATCTTGGGCGCTGATAACTGCCATAAGCTATTCGTTATCGCTAGGGGATCGTCCTCGAAGACCAAAGTTTGATGTCACGTCGGGGAGCCTATTCGGCTTGAAGCCCTTAGCCTGACCCGTATCTTCTTTACGAGTAATTTTATCTTTTTCTGTCATGTAATCAGCCTTCATGGCACCTGCCATAGCCTCCTTAGCTATTAACGCGAACCTGTATGCTACATAAGGCTTAATGACCGTAGCGGGGAACTGCGCCTCGTCAGCCAGGTCATTCGTGACCTCAGCTTTTAGGTAGCAGTCCAAATAAAGATTGAGCCCCGCGTAATCTGCGCTTGGGATTGGGTCTAGCACGATCTTGCCCTCGAAAATCGTGTACCTAGTTGGCATACCGAAGTTAGCAGACTGCCAAACTACAGCGTCAGCTAGATGCGTCTCTGTGATATTAGTGACTCCAGAAAGAATGTTGGTAGTTTTATCGTTTGATGTGTAATCAATAGTGTCAAAACCAAGCCCATCATCGTCAACGACGTATATCGAGCCAGTAGCCCCGAAGTCAGATGAATCCGTAAGCGTTACGGTCAAGTCCCCGGTCGAAGTAATAGCAGCTCCAAGAGTGGTTTTATTCACGTTCCAGCGGCGTTCCATGAACTTATCGCGGAAAAGAAACTTCATGTTTGGCTTGCTGCCGACGCGAGCATCATAAACGGAGACATTGCCTTCACCTTCAGCGATATCAGAAGGTAAGTCGTAAGTGTCCTGTCCTGTCGCTATCTCACCGATCGCATACCCAAAGTCAGTTAAATAGCTCCAGCGATGTTTCATTTCCTTCAATTCCTGCTGACAGTCATTGATTGCGATAATGCCGACCTGTCTACTAAGCGAAGACGGGAAATATGGTTGCCCAAGAGCGTCGATGAATCCCAGCATTGTTAGGGCGGAGTCTAAGATAACTTTAACACTCTGCTGACCATAGCCAGCATAAGGATATGACTCGGAGTAGTTGCTGAAAGTTGAGTCAGCGCTGTTCTTGGCGCGGTAAAACCCGAATCCGGTCGTGTTAGTAGTGTCTTCGTAGTTAGTTGTTAGTTGGTCGCACTGAATAGCCACTGTAGCGAGAACTGATTTAGACCCCGCGAGTGTGGTCGCGCGAGAAAACTCAATCTCATTGCGGTCAATACGGTAAACAGGCGTGCCCCGAGGGTGGGCGAAAACTGCGTTAGCATTCAGTGTAATTGTGCCGGCCGATGGAGCTACGCCAGTGCTCACCCTCACGATCTCGGATGTTTCTTGTCCAAAATCGCCAATAAGTAGGTAGTCACCAACACCAATACCGACTACGCTTAGAACCGATAGAGAAGCTGCGGCTGCAAGACTATCCGCCGACATCTCCAATTTGGCGACCTTCAGCAAAAAGTCCTGGTTTACGGCTTGGATTGTTGGGTAACCTACAGACATACGGGGTTTGTTTAATTTTAGCTAGGCCAGTTAGTGCCTTTTTTGGCTCGCTTTACTGCTGACATCTTAAATGTTTTGACGGGGGCTTTGGCTGCGTTGCTTTTCATTTTCTTGATCAACTTACGCGGTGATTTCTTGTTCATCATATATTTTTATTTATTCTTAGGGTCTGGTAGCACTCGAGAGAATACCCACACCGACAAAGCCTTAAAACCTGCTCGAGCCGCAGCCGCTAAAGCAGCGATGATAAGAGCAAGCAAAGTCTCCTTTGTCCAAGCAGATGACTCAGTAGTTTGGAAGAACAGGACAAGTGAGGCGACAAAGGCTGGCACAAAGGTATGGAATGCTGAGCTTAGCTCAGTGCGCCATGTCTCCGGCAAGCCGAGCCACGCCTCTTTTACTCGATTGCGTCGGGCTAATGAAGTCATATTATTCTTGAGAAATTTTATCTTTAGTAAAGTCTAGTTTGTAAGCTTTTGTAGTCGTACGGCCACGTGATTGAGCATATAAATAATTAACCACGTCGATATACGTCCAGCCCCTGTAGCATACAGCTTGCACTAGCACGAGCCACATGCGAGCCTTTAAAGCGATCGCCGCAGCGTTTAGCTCACGGTTCTTGGCATCAACGTTGAGCGGGAACTTCACGTCAATCATGGCCTGTAGCTCTTGGGCGTTGGCTCGTTCACGGTGAAGATTGCGAGGCTTATCAAGAACTGGCGGCTTCACAATGTCGGTACTAACTTCTGGCGGCAGGTAAGCGATAGCAGTCGAGATTTTTACAAAGCCTTTAGGCAGCCAAGTAATGCCCTTATCTCCCCAATTTGGGCCGAATGAATTGCGCACACCTAGATATTCGTGGCCGTTAATACGCTTCCAAGAAACGGCGAGTACGTCATGGCCACTAGACGAGCCGGACGGGATAGCGGCGGGGATGACCCCGGTCTTTCTGGCGTTGTTAAATGAGCCACGCCATTCCATGCCAACTTTGACCGGTCGCTTCTGCTCGTGGAGATAGCGCACAATGTCGTCAAAACGGTCTAGGTTGTTTTTGGCACTAGTAGTCACGTAAATGTATGCTCCGCCCTTGTGGCGACGAGCTGAGGCCTCCATGACGTCTGTAATGACCAAGGACTGGTAAGCAGTATCAGAGTGAGTATCGTTGTTTGGCGCATCCTCGTAGACACAGATGCCCTCGTTGACCTGTAGCTTTGGACTGTCTACCATGTAAGCCCCCCAATCAAGGCGTGATGACGGATATTTTGGGTCATTCTTAATCTTGGTCATGGCGTACCGCGGCGAGAGTGCCCAACCTGTTACTTGGTTGATGGCGTGAACGGTTGAATGGCACGTGCAAGAGCTAGTTTTGCCCTGGTTTAAACACCAGTCGCCTTTCTCGATATTCCCTTCTAGCGGGACTTCGCCAGCTCCGAGTGGGGCTAACTCGTCATAACGTAAGTTGCGAGGGTCATTATCAGCCTCGACGTTCTGAACAAAGCCTGTTGTTTGAGGCTCGGGGGTAAACAGATTGAGCAGTTTGTCGAGGAATGACATAGGCTTTTTGGTTAGGCTACATTACGTTTGCTCTTCGGCTTGGCGTAGACTTTCTTTTTGAGTGTTATGACCTTGCCTGTTTTCTTATTCTTGAGCCTCATATATTTCCCATTCAGTTAATAAAGCTTCGATGCGTACCACACTATTCTGAGTTTGATGGTTGAGTGAGCCTAGTAAGCATAAGGCGCAAAACTGCAATATCTGTAGCACGACAACCCCGAAGAAATAGTCCTGTACTCTTAGGGATTTGAGGATATTGCGCATAATCAAGACTTTAAGAAGTCTATTACAACAGGGGCTATCCAAGGGGCTACCGTTGCAATAAACAACAGTACACCAGTTATCTTAGCTATCTTGATACGGTCTTGGTTTGTTTCTTCTTTGTCTTTGCTCATTTGTGCTTGGAGTTTTTCAAAGTTGGCGTCGTCCGACATGGTGTGTGCCGCGAAAGTAGAATTGATAAGCTGCATAGACGACATCAAGCCGTCCATCTTTCCGGATAGCTGCCCGAGTAGAAAGCTTAGGTCGTCGTTTTCGTCTTTCATATAGGTTTAGTATACCAGCTTATAAAGCTGGGCTGATACGAATTACTTTAGATAAGTCAGAACCACCAAAAATGCCTGGGTTGCCAAGCGACGGCGAAGAAACTGTACCAGAAGCTGGTGTAAATTCGATACCAGACAAGGCCACATGAGAAAACGTAAGGTCGCCTGTGCCTCCGCCCTCAATAGACCAGGTGATTAAATCGCCGGCACTGATATTGGCTAGGTTAGCGTCCTCAAAAAGACCAGTAGCACCAGCCCCGATAGTTAGTGTTTGTACGGCGTTTGCCCCGTTAATACGGAAACGAACAGTGGCGTCGGACGAGTAAGTGTTATTAGTTACACGCAACATGAAGTTAGATACCTGAGCATTAAAATCAACAGGTATCTGCATCCGAGCTTCGGTAGTAGAAAGGTTGGCAAGAGAGCCGATTATCGGGTAATACGTCGGGGTAGCACTAGCGGCACGTACCTGGCCTTCTGCCCCTGCCGACCTGGCTGTTGCGCCTACCAAGACAAACCCTTCTTGGCTCACATAGTTGACCGCCATGGCACGCCAGCCAAATGAACCGCCGCCAGTACCGGAAGAAACCCACAGAGCAAAGTCTTGGCCTGCGGTTCTTGCTACCGAATAACTTGTGTTTACAACGTGGCCAGTTAAGCCCGCTGTGATAATTACTTGGGTGTTGTCTAAGCCAGCGGTTTCAATTTGGAAGAAGTTTGAGGTACTTCGTGCGTTTGCTGATACATTGATTTGTGGGCGGCTGAGTGTGCAAGCTTTTCTTAACAAGAGACTACGGCCGTTATCGCTCGTGTTAGACGTGGTCGTCATGTTGCCAGCTGGGGAGGTGATGTACCTGGAGCTGTTAGTTGAAGCAGTTTGAAAGCTGGAAGCTCCTAAAACCTGGCAATAATCACTAGCGTTAGTAGCGTCAAAAACGGCTACCAAAGACTCAATTTCGATTGTTCCAGAACCACCGGCGTCGGTTACTGCCCTCACCGTGTAAGTATCGCCCGACACCAATGCAGCTGTATTCACTAAGTCCCCAAACCAGCCAGTTGCCCCCGCTGCGATTGTAAAGGTAACACCAGTGTCAGCCCCGTTAATCCGCAACATCACCGTCGTGGTGGCGGTCGAAAGCGAATTGGCCCCAACGTACAACCGCAACTTGCTAATTGTTACGCCAAAACCAACGCTCAATGACCCAGGTGTTTCAGTAATCATCGTGCTAAGACACGAACCCATCGACAGAGGCCAGAAAACAGTCGTAGCTGGTGCTAAGGTGTTGGACGCACTGCCAGTTGTCGCACCAATGACTGATTTCATAGGCTCATTTTATACTTCTTCTCTTGCTACTTCCCAGGCGGCGAGCTTGGCGTCGATTGTCGCCTGCAAGCTACCTTTCTTATCAGATTCCGGCAGAGTAATTTTTAGGTTGCCGTCTTTATCCCTGGTTTGTTCGATGACTAAATGCTCCTTGCTTTCACCTTCTCCGAGCAAGACTGCCTCGGCTCGTAAAGTCTCGGTTACTACCGATAGTAGTAAGCACTCCGCTGTAATAGTGGCTTTAATAGCTTCCAGGTCTTCACCCGCTAAGTGCGCATGGTTTGTACAAAGTTTCTTGACCGTAACAATTGCTGAGTCCTGCATTTCAAACTCACAATTATCCCTGTGATTTTCTTGCTGGCATGAGCTTGGGAACCATTGCCTATTCATATAGGTTATAAAACTGGATTAACACGAACGACCTTAGACAGGTCTGCGCCTCCTAGGATTCCTGGCGAACCCAAGGACGGAGAGCCGACAGTTACCCGTGGAAAAGCCGCCACCGCCGTCCAACTCGGCAGGATATCCCCTGTACCGCCGCCTGTGGTTTTAACGGTCAGCTCGTCGCCAGCATTCACCACGATGTCGCCTGTGGAAATTTGGAAGATACCCGTGGCACCGGCCGGTACAGTAAGCGTAAGCAGGGTATCGCTTGTGCCTTTAGCAATGGTGTAGACGCAATCCTCAGTATAGGTATTGGTAGCGATTCGCAGTGTAAATTTAGACAAGACCGTCGGGAAGGGAACGAACGTAACGTTTTGCGCTCGGATAGTAGTTGTACTGGCGTGGTAGCCAATAAGCGCAGCGTAAGTAGGTGTAGCCCCAGCAGGACGCACGTCAATCGGCCTATTACCAGCGGCGTAAAGCGTGAAGCCGTCATCGGAATCAATACTGGCGGAGACGTTATAAATTTGGCCAGAGCCGCCAGAACCAGGGTAGTCAATCTCGTAGCAAAAAGTATCGCCAACAGTGAGTGCGTCGGTATGTGTTGTGTCCTGGAAAATCCCGACATCGCCAGGGTTAACCGTGATTATCAAATTACCGTAGGCCCCATTGATACGGCTCCTAATTGTCATTGGGCCAGCAAGCGATGAACTCGGGTCTGAAACATAGAACTGCATGTTTCTGAGCGTGCCGTTTCCAAGCGCACGCATGGCTGCTTGAGCCTCAGTAACAGTTACGTTGCCTTCGCCGGAAGCGTTCAGTGGGAAAGATTCGCCAGCAAAAGAACCGTAAAACGTATCAGCTGACGGATAAGCCGAGAAAACTGTCTGCTCACCAGCGCAACCAATAATTTGATAGAAGGTATCAGGATCACCGTTATCAAGGACGAACTGCACAGTAGAAATTTGGGATGTACCACCGCCACCAGGCGCAGACATAGCAACCGCAAAGGTGTCTGTCGCAACGTAGGCTAACGTGTCCGTACTCACAAAAACTCCTGTAGCACCGGCAGGGATGACCAGAGAGATAGCCGTGTTCACCCCGTTCTTACGCAGGAAAATTGTACGGGACGCTGAGTAAGTGTTGCTTTCTAGGTAAACACGAAACCCACTTATTACGCCGTCATGACCAATGGCATTAGCGACAAGTGTTCCGAGCGTGAACCTAGTCAAAGCACAAGAAGACAACGGAAACAGGGCCGACAATACGCCGGATTGGAACGAGCCAGCCGCTGCTACGATAGTCTTCATAGTGCGCTAAAAGTAAGCCGAAGGGCTTGTTATTCGGCAACAATCGCGTAACTTAAACCATCACCAGTAGTACCGTCGTAATAGACTTTGTTAAGATTATCTATCGCAATACTGCAAGGTTCACCGGCAGCAAGAATAAATCCAAGCGCTGACGTACAGGTGAGGACATCTCCAACAAAGATGTCGCCACTGTTATCAGCGTAAGCCTTTATCATGACACCCTTGATAGTCTGCGAAGTACCAAGTTGCGCCTTAACACCACCTGAGGCTACGGTCTTTTGTCCCGAAGAAAACACCGAAGGGACAGACACGGCTGCCATACGAGCGGTGTAAGCGACAGTATCGGTTGTAGTTGAAGTGGTGGTGGCGTTCTTGCCGAGAATGTAACCGTTCTCGTGATCAACCATGAACTCACCATCAGCTAGAGTGGCTAGACGATCAGTATCGTTATCCTTGCCGTTAACGTTCTTAAATTTCCAAGGTACTTGAGTGGTCAAAATCGTGCCGGTAGTAAAAGCTAGAGAAGAGTCTCCGTCAGAACCGATTCGTTCTCCGTGTGAGCTCATGATGTTGTCATGGCTCAGCTTAATGTATTGGGCGGTTCCTGCAGCACCGTCAGCAAAAGTAACAACCTCACCAGAAATATTGTAGGTGGTCGAGGCCGAGGCCATGTTGTGAATAGGGAACGGTGTCTTGTCCTGAACGGAAGCGCGATCAGCTAAAAGGCTCATAGATTTAGTTTAGTCCCCGCGTCGCCCTCCCTGAGTGGGAGCCCCAGCGACACGGGGGTATAAAAGGGGCAGGCTAGGCTAGATCAGCTACTAGGCGAAGACTGCGGTCAATGGGTACCAGAGGGATGTTCCTGCGTGCCATACGAAGCTTAGGCCCTCAAACTGCCCAATAACACAGGAAGCTCCGTTAGAAACCCTGGATGTGCCAGCTGCGGCAAAAGTGATGGATTCAGCGGCATCAGCAAAGTTAACAACGTGCAAACGCTGCCCATCGCGCAGACCGGCCGCCAAGATCACACCAGTGCGAGAAGCACCGTTTGGATCGTAGAAGCTAATGTTAGCGGCGACTGACAATGTTTCTCCGTTGCCTGCACCGTTAGCGGTCACAGTAGCCTCGAAGAGAATACCGGCCTCAATCTCGATAGCCTCAACGTTAGCGCCAGAAGCGTTAATGTGGAGAGCGTTTGCACCTGCAACGCCAGCGCCAGTGGCTTGCACCAAAGAAACTAGGTTAGAGCTGGCTGAGATACTGCCAGTAGAAGAGATGCGAACCAAGTCAGCACCTGCAACCAAGTCACCGGTGTGGGATGCGTTCAAGACAGCACCCTCATCTGAGACGCCAGTTGCGGCAGAAGTCACAGCGATAGCCATGCCGGCTACGTTGGTACCCATAGCAACACTCAAAGCGTCGCCGGTCGAGGCAGCCGTAGCAAAGGTCAACTGAACCATCGCAGAATCGAGCAGACCGGTTTGGTTGATCAGCAAAACGTGATCATCAGTTCCGCCATCAGTACCAGTATTCTGGATGTTGATGAGCGGAGCAGTACGAGCGCCAGCAGCGTCAATTTGGATGGCGTTACCAGCTACGTTAGTACCCATGTCTACGTGGATCGCATCACCTGCTACTGAGCTTCCCGAGAAAACGATATCGAGTACGTTGCCGGTAGAGTTACCAGAGACGTTGATATCGAACATCATCGCGTTGCTAGTAGACGAATCATCAATCTTGATGAAGTCGTCAGTGCGAGCACCAGCGCCAGTGATTACGAGCGCAGAGCCAGCTACGTTGTCAGCCATTACAATGCTGATAGCGTCACCAGTATCGGCGGCAGAGTAAGTGATGTCGAGTACGTTGCCAGAACCAACGCCAGAGATGTTGATGTCGATCAATGGAGCTGAGCCAGTGTTTGACTCATTAATGTTGATACAGTCAGCGTTGCCGCTGCCATCGTGTAGGATGTCGATCAAAACAGCTGTGCGAATGGCGGCACCACCATCGATAAAGATAGCTTTAGCTCCGACAGCGGCGTTCATGTCGATGTCGATCACGTTCCCAGTAGAAGTAGTGTCCATCTGGAAGTCGAGAACGTTACCAGAAATTGCGCCAGTGATAACAAATGTTACCAAGTTAGCGGAACCAGTAGCGTCAGTCGCAATCTCAACCATTGGCTGAGTGCGGACACCAGAACCTTCGATGTGAAGCGCAGTCATTGCAACAGCAGTGTCGAGGTTAGCAAAGATAACGTTTCCAGTAGCAGCTGCGCTAGCAGCGAAGTCGAGAACGTTGCCGGTGAAGACACCAGTCAAGTCAACATCGAAAATCGGAGCTGAGCCAGTTGAAGCATCGTTAATGTCGATAGCCGGTACGGTGCGGAGACCAGTACCACGGACAATCTGGACGGCGGTTGTGTCAACGCCATCAGCATCGTCCAAAGTAATCTTGGCACCAAAACTAGCTGAGTTACCGTTAAAAGACTCGGTGTAGTTGTAACCAACCGAAGCACCGGCGCCACTCTTAATAACTGCCAAGGCGTTGTGGTTGCCAGTTGAGTCATCAGTGATCTGGATGTCGTTACCAGTGCGAGCGCCCCCCTCAGAGTCAATCACGATACCGACAGCAGCAACACCAGACCCCATGTCGAGATTCAGCACATTGCCGGTAAAGGCTGCCGTAAGATCGAAATCAAGAACGTTGCCAGATCCGGCACCGGTCTTGTTGAACTCCATGGTGTTAGCAGCTGCATCGGTAGCGTCGTTCCAGACTACTGGGCCAACGTCTACTGTAACTACACGGCCGTTCTCGTAAGCTTCGTTCATTGAAGCTGAGCCACCGCCACCGCTTTCTAGGTTGACGCCGTCGAAGTAAAGCGCTCCGTTTAGATTGTAAAGCCTGCTAGTGGTAATCGCTGGCGCTACGGTCAGGAGATCTAAAGTTAGAAACTCGCGAACGCGCGCCGCACTAAATACTGTAGGATTTGATGATGCCATAATTTCCCTGATTTAGGGGGTAGTCTCATAGCCTTGCGGCCTAAGCCTCCGGCGGGAACCGGGTACTAGCTACCCCCTTTTATTTTTTTAACTTCTTGGTAGCTCGAGTTTAGGGATGCTTTTTGGGCAGCCCACAGCCACGAGCTCGTCTATCATGGTCTCTTTTGTCGCTTCCATGGTCGCGCTCACCTTATATTTCTGGCACAAGGCAAACAGCACGTCTTTTTTGAGTTGAGATAGCGGCACTTTGCCAGTCATCTCAACCTCACCAGCATCGCCCTTAACCATGTCATTGTATTGATCCAAGGTCAGGCAGCCGCGGCGGACGAACTCGGCGGGGATCTTGAGAGTGAAAACGGCTTGTTTCTCCGCTTCATTCCATGGGACGCCGATCGCTTTGCATCGTCCGCTTTCGTACAATTTTGCGTAGTCAGTCATATCGCTAGGCTGTTATTTGGCTAATCTTAGTTAACGCCAGTGCTGCCTCTTAGGTAAGGTGCCCAACCGAATCCACGAGAGTAGACGAGGCGGAGCTTGTATTCCCAGTCTCCGTTAGAGAAGACCTGGTCAGGAGCAGTCAATGATGGGCGCTGAGTAAAGTAGGCCTTGAGGGTCTTCTTCACCTTGGTTGAATCAGCCAAAAACCAGTAAGCAGAAGTGTCGGTGTTGTCAGAACGCAAGTCCAAACGATCCCAGACCATCAACTTCTTGATCTTACCCTTGAGGGCGTTCAAGTCGTTGTTAGCTTCTCCAGGAATCTGGGTGGAGTAAAGCAACCGTTCAGCAAGATCCTCGTTATCAGGTCCGACGATCAAAGTGTCGAGCATGATAGGGCGGGTCAAGCCATTAGGGTCGGTGTACTTACGGGCGCGAGCACGTTCTGCAACGATAGCTGCACGAGTCAAGGCTGGGTTGTTGTTTAGACCATCGTTGATCAAGTTAGAGTAGGTAGCGGCGGTGGCACCGTTAGAGTGGGTAGCTGAGAACAAACCGTCAGCGTCTGGACCACTTGGGGTAACGAGCTTGCCCCAAACGTCAGTGTAAGCAGTCGGAGCAAATCCGAAGAGCAAGGTGTCAGCCAATGACTGGTCGAGCTTGTCCATAGCCTCGTCCATAACTGAAGTAGCGGTCTCAGTGATCTCATCTTCGAGATCCCACTCACGCATAAGCTGAGTAACAGGCACAATCGCACCGTACTGGCTTTGTACAAGAGTGAACTGATCGCCTTCCTCACCAGAAACACGAGGGTAGTTAGAGCCGTCTGGTACTTCCTCAACGCCTGCAACACCGTGCAAAATCTGCTCGATGTGGGTGCGGCGGGTCTCGTCCTTGAAGTTGAACAACATTGAAGCTGCGGCCATTGAGGCCACCTTGTTATCGCGGACTTCGTTAGTCACGCCGTCAAGGTAGGTCGTCAAGGCCTGAAAATCACTTACGCGAATTGCCATATATAGATGTTAGGTACTACTAAGCGATAGCCGGCTTGTTGAAGCGACCCTTAACCAATTTGGCGGTGGCGTCAACGATTGAATCAATGTGGAAAACCTTATCGGTTGTAGCCGTAAGATCCAAGGTAACACTATCTGCAAAATCAACGTCAGTACCGACATGGGTAGCCTGTACTGGGGTGGTTGCACAGAGAGCGACGAACTCAATAACGTCATCAATAGCGATAACATCAAGAAGGGTAGAACCGTCGCCAGAAGCAGCAGTCTTAGTCTCCAAAGAGATGTACTCAGCTTCGTTGTCACCAGCGGCGCCTGCTACCAGGTAGCCTGAGGTGAACTTCATGTGTCCGTACTTGAGAGCGACAGCGGCAGAACCCATAGGGAGGGTCTTAACCTTTCCGCTATCAAATAGTTTTGGCGTAAATGCCATAGTTTTTATATTACTTTTTCTTTGTTATCCACGAACTTAGTGAGTTGTCTCGTTTTGTGAAGAGCGGTTTAGGCTTATTGGTAGGTTCTGGGGCTTTACCGCCCGTGCTAGAACCTGCAGACATGACTGCGGCGGCAGACTGAGCCTTTAAGAGCTCGCGCTTGCCCTCTTCCTTAGCGGTCTGAGCATCACTGCCAAGTGAGCGGTGGATACTTTCTAGGCGTTCTTTGATCAGCTTCTCGGTCAAAGGCTGCTTCTTACGGCGAGCCCACTCAACCAAAGGCACACGATCTTCGAATTCTGCCATGAAAGCTCCCCATGCCTCGTCATTCTCTGCGTATGCTGGGTGAGACTCTAGAAACTCAGCGAGAGCGTTATCCTGAAAAGAGTTGTAGACAATAGCTTCAGAGCGGGTAACAGTCGCTTGCTCCTCTTCCTCCTCCTCAGTAGCTTTGGCTTCTAATGGGGATAGACGACGAGCTTCACGATTTTGTTTCTTCACTCGGGCTAATTCTTGTCTCAAAGCACGTTCACGGGGTGTTTCGCCCTCAACGTCTTTGACTTCGGCCTCCTTCTCTTCTTCGGGCGCCTCGGTTTCCTCTTCTGTTGGAGTTGGATTTTCAGTTTCTTCGATCTCTTCCTCAACATCCGGGGCCTGCTTTGCGCGCTCTTCCTCAAGTATCTTTGACAAACCTTCCATATTTTTACGTCCGTTGTTTTACGCCGGCGACGACCAGGCGATGGTTATGATTATGTAAAAAGACCCCTCCGCGATGGAGAAGTCTTTTAATCCCTTAGAATGCAAGCGCCTAGCGAGAACTTGCCCCTAAGGGATCGAAAAACCCCTCCAACGCTTGCCGCTAGGCAGTTCCGTGCTTAGGCGTAGTATCTCACCTTTGTCCATTCAACTTATCCCCACCCCCTTGTTCTTGGCCTGGGGACTTCGTCCTTTTCTCTTTCTTGTCTAATAGTTTCTTCCCGAGCTCTAGATGGGAGCCGATTACCTTCACAAGCATTTTAGCTCCTTCCTGCTCTTCTAAAGAGAGATAAATGCCCTGGCGCACTAATTCGTCGATTACCGCTATCAGATACGGTTTAACGGGGTGCGAGGCCAGGATCTCAAGGGCGAGTTCCTTATCGGCAGGGGACAGTGTCCGCATGCCGTGGCGTTCAGCCTCAACAAACCCCATCTTCTCGATCTTATCTTCTCCCTTTTTCATAAGCTAGGCTTTAATCCTTAGAACTCAGTACCGGTCATCTTAGCAAGCGTTGCCGGCTGTGTGCCAAGCTCAGCTGTTACCGGGGCTCCGCCCTCTGGGGCTTCCATTGGTGGCGGCACAGGCATCTCAGGGGCGTTGTCAAAGTCAGACATGTCTTTATCGTAAATATCATTGATCTGCCTGAAGAAGATATCCTGGTACTGTTGGAACTTATTCGGGTAAAGCTCAGCGACAGTACGCTGATATTCGTTCTCGAGTGCCAACGTGAGTGATCTAGCAGTCTCAAAGGTTGATTCTGGGATGATCAAGACATCAATATTGAACTGTTTAATGTAGGCCGCACTGACTACCCGCTTCTCAATAGCCAGACCCTGCTCCTCGGCTGCCAATACTTCGGCATCTACATCTTCATTTAGTGGGACATCATCCGCAGTCCCCACGACTTGTACGACCTGTGTGCCAGTAACTCCATCTGTCATCTTGCGGCCTGGAATGGCGATAAGGCGATAAACGGCCTCAGCTCTTTCGTCACCAATCACCTCGTCTATCTTAGACGGCTCGAAGTAGAACTGCATGATCGTGCCGGTTCTGAGCCTGGTGGCGTCAAGATCAAAGGCTTCTAGGAATAGGCGGAACACGCCAGCAATCTTCCTAGCATTCTCGTCAGCAATAACAATCTCACGAGCTGTAACGCCGCTACCCGACTGGCCGCTTTGCGCTGCATCGCTTGACTGGCGATCAATAGATCCTCGCAAAAAGTCTAGTACCTGCATGTCAGCGGCGCCTGGTCCTGGAATATCGAGCGGCTGCACGTTGCCCTGAACACTCAGTATCTTGTTCGGCGCCATGAAGACGTCAGTAAACTCGTTAGCGCCATCAGAGATGAGCGGACGCTGAATGTGCAAAATAGCCCGGTCGATCATCATGTTCTTAAAGGCATTGTAAAGATCCTGATCGTATGCGATTTCGTCCGGGAGTGCCTTGCCACAGAAGAATGACGTATCAGCATGGGGCTTAAAGATGCCGCGAGCGAAAGGATACTTACCGTCTTTGCGTGGGATAGGTGTAGCCAAAATCAGAACTCCATTAGCGATGATCCGGAACTTAGTCTTGCCCTTGCACTTCTCGTAAAAACGAACAACGTTGACCATGCCTTCTTGGGCGTCCTTCCACTGCTCCATGTAAAAGCTATCTCCCCACATCTCGGCCACAGCGGTAGCTTCAGGAACGTTTTTGGCATTGTAGTAATCACCGTAGACTGATTCGAACTCATACCGGTTCATCCAGATGTTTTCTGCTAAGCAAGGCTGCTTCTGAATATCAGGCTGATACCAGTCATACCAAAGAAAGTCGAGCAAGCGAACTCGACGGCTCTTGCAGTTAATATCGCCCTTGGTGCGCTTTTCTTTTAGTCCCTTGATGGCTCCTGTGCGGATATCGTAGGAATCAAACTCTTCTTCGACAGTCTCCTCTTGCTCAATACCCTCATAGCGAATCACGGTGCCGTGTCCGGCTGCGGCCCAAGCATCAAAGAAAAACTCAACACTTGTTGGGTCTTCAAGCATCAACGAATACTCGAAGAAGTCTTTGACGACATCGGCCACCACTCGATCCAAAACTCCGTTCTTCTTGGTAGCCTTAAACTTATATTTAGGCCTCTGCATGGCAACCTTAGCCACGAACGCAAACATCTTCTCTCGTGTAATACCTTCAAAACCTTTCGTCTGCCAATCGTCGAAGCTCTCATCGCGCGGTGGCACATAGTTGTTAATACGTTTCTCGTTATCATCAACGTAGTCCTTGAGGCTGCGCTCATTAAACTCCCGCCACTTCTTGGTCTGGAGTTGGTACATTTTGTTTACCTTGGTGACGATACTAGCAATTTCTACCTGTTCGTCAGGTGTATTTGGGTGAGCCTGATACTTCTTTTCTTCGCCGTATTCCTCCCCTTCAAGAATGATTTGATTCTTAGCTGAAGCCATACCCAAAATTTAAGCGGCTAGGCGTTAAATTAAGTCTACCACGTTTTTTGCGCTATCTCCACACGGCCGAGTTTTTAGACCTCTGAGCGATACGAGAACGTGCTGTCTGTACCTTGACGTCTTGCTGAGGGCGGCGTTTGTAGCCGTCTAATCCGTATTTTAAGGCGTCAGCGCAGTGACTCCACTGGTGTTCTGGCTCATTCAAAATCTTGCCGTTCTTATCGACCTTCCAAAGATAATTACGGTACATCTTGATCACTTCCAGGCTGCGCTTGGTCACTGAGATACGCTGATCCTGGATGAACTGGATGCCCTGTAGAACGCTGCCCTGGCCTTTAGATGCTCCGATGATGTTGACGCCATAGCTTTTGATCTCGTCGATACTCTTAGGCTCAGCACTGTCAGCTACAGTTAGCACTCGAAGCTCTTGACTGCTAATAAAGTCAGCTATCTGTCTGTTGCTCATCCCCCGCTGATAAAACAACTCATCGACGATGTACCCACCGTTGTATTCGTAGATATCTAAAAGCACGGACGGATCATTCGTATACCCAAAGTCTAGGCCTCGGCGTACCAGTCTAGCAAAGTGAGGCACGTCGTCGATAATCTCCCAGTCTTTGAAGATCTTACCTTCTACCTCGCCAAGTTGGCCTTCTCCGTAAACGGTCCACCAGCCCTTGCGGCTCTTACGCTGCTCGATAGACCCAACGATCTCCGGGCTAAGCGCCTCGTTGTCTTTATAAGTTAAGATGATCTTCTCAGTGTCGTCTCGCTTACCTTCAACGTCAGTGAAGCACCAGAACTCGTTTGTCGGGTTAAAGTCAATAAAAACAAAGTCCTTGGTACGTACCTCTAGTTGCTCGAAAGCATCAAAAGTAACGTTGTTGGCCTCGTTAATAAACAGTCTGTCGCGTCTCGCACCTCGCAGCTTGTCACCGTTATCGCTTGAGAAAAACTCGATCTGTGATCCTGTCTCGAATGTGTAGACGCTGTCAGTAGCGTTCCAGTTAGCATCTTTCCAGTACTTATGCGCCTGCAGGATATTCTTAAAATCACGGATCGCACCACGCTTTAGATGGGGGATAGACTCAGAAACAATGCTTGTTAGTTTCTTCTCAGTATCTGACTGCGCTAAGTGGATTAAGCACAAAAGGATACTGATAGTCTTTGACCCCGACGTTCCACCCTGAACGATACGAATGCGTTTCGTCATTGCCTGCACCTTCTTGGTGGCGGTAGTCAGTGAGAACATGTGGCTAGTCTTTCTTCTCGATCATCCCGAGAATAGGGGTGGGCAATGTTTCTCCGTTTGACGTCAAATCAACCTTATCTCCATAAATCTTCGGTAACACCTTTGAGAGATACCACTTGCGAGTATCGACCCGCAGCCGAGATCGAGCGATGTGTTCGGTGTTTGGGTTGACGACAATCTTCCCGCCCTCGATTGCCTTCTCGACAAAATCATTCGTTCCGTCATCTGCGACTTCCAGTAATTCATCAAATAAATGCTGAGCTTGAGCCTGCCTCGCCTCATCGTATTGTTCCGAAAATAAAGGCTTTTCTAACTTCCATTTCAAAACTGTCGAGATAACTGGCATACCATCTTCTCGGCAAATAGCCCTGAGGCTTTCTCCGTTCGCTATACGATTACAAATATCCTCGGCCAGTTTATCGGTAAAGATTGTTGGCCTGCCTATTTCAGCCATAGTTATTTAGCCACCCCTTGTGACATACAAAACTCCGTAGTAAATGCGTGGGCCATCATATCCACTACCCAGCTATCGTGCGCCTGATCTAGACAAGCAGAACAGACAGCCCCACATGTCAAACAAATAGCTGCTACTACTTGCTCTTTGCATTTGGTGCAAATTTTGTCCATAGGCTTTTACTAAGTCTCCTTCCGTTGCTGGTTTCCTAAAGGCTTTAGTTTTTCTTCCCAGTACAAAATCCACTTGTCAGGCGTTACCCTTTTGGCGCGCTTAAACAGTTTGATCGGGTTAGCCGGGCTTACGTTTGACATAAAGCGGGTGGTAAGGCGAGCAACGTTTACATGCTGCTCTGTACCTTTCAATAATAGCATCTAGCTGGTCAGGCTCCATGAACTTCTCAAGGATCCTCATCTGCATAATGTGCGGTCTACCTTGGTCTGGTCTCTTCCGTGTCTTGTAGCGGCGGTCAGTCATAGCTAGGCTGTCCCCTACCCTCTTCATATGGCTCTATCACTCCCCTCTCGGGAATAATGCGACGTGGGTCTTGGTGGGGGAGGGGTTATTTATTTGATTCTTTCGCTTTTCTCATTGTTCTCTCGAACTGATCTTTATCTTCTGCGTAAAGGTCTATCTTCTCCTTAATCTCACCCCGCAAATTCTTCATTATTTCTTCGAAGTCTAGGAAGCGCTTTAAGGCACATGTCCCGTACTTTTGCCCCTCAATCTTGAAATACACAGCAACTAATACATCTCCGTCATCGTCAGTGATCTCATACTCTCCTACTTCTTCAAGAAAAGGGTACTTACTCTGATCGAGCCAGGAAACCGACATAGCTGGGGGACTTTAATTCAGAATATAGCGATTGGTCATCTTCTTGTCATACTCGCGGCGATTGGTCTGTAAATGTCGGCCGAGGCGACGCAACCAGTTGGAAATATCACGGCATGTCTCGGGAGAAAGTTTGCTTGCATTTTTGAAAGTCACAACTGCTACGGCTTCCCCCTTCTTCTTACTCATAGATTATAAACTGCCTCAATAATAATTAGCGAACAAACGAGTACCCAAACTAATGATAGGAACACGACGTAACGCATAATGGTAAAGCACTCGCGCACACCCCGGCTATTCTTCCCCCGTAGTGTGCGCATTTATGTGCTTCTCACGAATTGTTTACCCTCGTTCGGATCAACGAGTTAGGGAGATCTTCTAAACTCCCATGGGGATAGTGTACCACGAGAATTTATCTAACTATCGTGAGCTTAATTTCAGGGTGAAAGTAAGCCAGCATCTTTTTCTTCAACTTGAACACGTCAGTCTCCACGCCCTTGACGTCGATGTACTCCTCGCTACCGTCTAAATGGGTGAGCTTAAAGTCAGCGACGTACTTCACTCGGTTAGGCCTCGGGAGTAGCTCGATCATCGGCTGGTACTCCAAGGCTTTTAAACGCCCTAGGCTAAGTTCATTTTGGTAAAAGGCACTCCAAGCCGCTTCTGCGCGTGAAGCGTATGTACGGCCGTTTAACGTCGTCCTGATGGCATGGTACTTGTTCATCTTACGTCGGCTAAAGTGAGATTATCGGTTATCTCGACATCAAACACCTCCTCCTTGCCCAAACCTTCTACGAATTTATCAGCGGCTTCCCTGCTCTTGAAAAACGCCCTATCAGTTTTCTTTTGATTGCCCGACCAGTACTTCCAGCTAACTCGTGAGATCATAAACTAGCGGAACACGACGATGATTATTACGCAGATAACAATTGCTTCGGGCCAAGTCATATACCCGTATCGTACCATATTCCAGCTAACCCCACGAATGCAGCCCCTGTACGGAGTTAGCTCCTAGAGGCTGGTAGTGGGGGATAGCCAGAGGTGGGCAGTATATCAGAACAAACGGCTGGTAGCACTTGGTTTAATCATCTTGAATTGGCAAGCAACACAAGCGAGTATCGGTTCCAGTGATTTGATTGTCTCAATCAGTCGGCGACATTTAGGGCATACCCAATTATACTTTTCATAAATCATACACGAGTAAAGCCCAATGCCTCATCTTCTGGGTTCACCTGCCGTTTTGGGCGGCAACCGCATTCCTGCTTACGTTCGTGCCACGTTCCAAATGAACATTGCCAGCCACCATTTTTCCGACGCTTCATATCTTCCATTGCTGCTGCGGTGAAGATTCCGGTAATGTCGGCACGATTTACAAGATTGCCGTCAATTTCCGTAAACTGCGGGGCGTTAGGCATGCCGAGAAGTTTAATAAAATTCTCAGCTCTAGCACGTTCTACCCAAATTTCAACTCCCGAACGCATATAAACACACAACAACTCTTTAGATACTTCATTCATAAATTAGATTGATGCCACTAAGGGCGATTTATTATTTTGTTTCTGGTAGTAGCTCGTGAGCTGGGCCAGCTTTTCTTTCAGTTGGTAAGGTGTCGTTATCACGGGCGCGAAAGGCTCGGCACGGATCGAGGCGGCGTACTCAACCGTCCTGATTAGCTTCGGGAGCCCCATAAGGTCGAGTAGCTCTTGGGCTGCCTTCCGTTGCGTCACGTTCCCGTAGTTGATGGTCGGGTTCAGGTTCATTTGGAAAGTTTCGAAGACCTGAGTGATTTGATTCTTATCCGCAACCGCCGAAGGCGTTGCATGTATTTCTTTCTTAGGTGTTTCTTTAAGTCTTTCTTTATTGGTCAGCCGTTTGGACACTACCTGCGTACGCCGTTTGGACACTGGGGGAGTGTCCGTTTGGACACTGGTCAGCCGTTTGGACACTGCCCACTCGTCATAGTTTTTATTGAATTTTATTATACTATCTTTGCGCACTATCAGCCGTTTGGACACTAGCCTTTCGACTGCACGACAGGCTGAACGGTGTTTTAAACCTGTACCCTTACAAATGAACGAAATAGTCATTTCAGCATCCTTGCGTTGGAACCCATAACTTCGTCGCAAAACTAACATAAGTACCTGAAACGCTTCGCTGCCTAATGAGGGGAGGCGTGCGAACGCTTCCATAACCTCGTTAGCTATCCGCGTATACCCGTCTTCGATTTGTGGAGATGCCATACAAAAATACTCACAGAGGACTACACGGTTGCACCCGTATAGTCTTTTGTGAGTATTCTTAAATTGCGCGTGCAATCGCAATTGGTCAACAAGTTTTGGTAGGTCTGAGATTATTATACATCACCAATCACGCCTGCAATGTTAATCTGTCCACAGCTAGGGGGGACTTACCCCGATGTTATCCAGCCCCACACTATAACGTCTCTGTATCAGACTATAACAAGCTATACACCCCAAGATAGTTTGCCCCTCGTGGCTAGCGCCTGGTATACTTGGAGCGCTCCCCCTTAAAGAGAGCTGTCGACTGTTAGGTGGTTGAATCGGCCGTGTCATCGGTCGGTTCTTTTTTTGTTTGACCGAGCAGAGACGGGCCCGCCCTATTTGTTGAGCTTTTTGAAGACTGCTAACAAAAACATTGGTGTTTTCGATGTCGACGGCGATTATGCGGCCCATGCTTTTTGTTGGGCTTTTCAGTATTCGACAATCTGTCGATAACTGAGTGGACACGAACGCTCGCTCTTGTTAGAATAGGGGATATGGCCAAGTATGTAAAATTAACTAAAGAGCAGAATAGAAAGTGCAAATTAACAGACGAACAACTCGTAGACATCCGCGCTCGTTACAAGAGCGGCGAACCAAAGAAGTCTATAGCCCGTGATTACGGGGTAACTCCCGAAGCTATTTATTGGCAGTGTTTGCCTGACGAAGAAAAGAAGCGTCGCGCGGCGGCAGCCGCTAAGCGAGTAGGTACTAATTACAGGCCAGCCCAAGCCGCAGATACGAGAGCCTACAGGAAAGAGATATTGGGCGGCCAACATGAAGCTTACGAAAGAGAGTTAGCCTACAAGCTTCGCTTCAAGAAAGATAGGCCAAAAGAATTGGACTCAATGAGCATTACTGAAAAAGCTAAGCGAGGTGCTGAGGCTGCTAAGCAATACTGGAAAAACAAAAAGTCTCAGGGGTTCGACACCGTCCCCCGAGACCTGACCACCTAATCTATCTTGTCGTGAAGATCCCGAGGGGTCTTATCAACTAGGTGGAACCTTTAATTTGGCCTAAGACACCTCCTGTAGTGTAACACGTGTCAGCAAGCTTTGCATGGTAGGTAAACTAAATATAACACATTAAGCCCTATGATTACTAAGCTTTGGGAAAGGGAATACATAGCTGGTTACGATTTCCTCGGCACACTAAGGGTTGTCGCTGCACTCGAAAAGGATGGCTGGCAAACAGAGAAACTTGGCTTTAGTAATGGCGGTATGCGAGCTGTCTTAAAGCGTTTGCTATGAAAGAAATCACAATCAAGATCCAGGCTACTTTCGGCTCAAGATTCCAAGAAAGAATTGCTAGGGATAGCCTAATGGGAATGTTAAAGGCCTGGTATAAATACATGAACCATAGCCACAAAAAGAACTGGATAGACATCACGATAGGTAACGACGCGATAGATGTTCTTGAGTGGTTTAACTTTGAAAAAAAGAAATAATTTATGAAGGAAAAGAACCAAGCCGCAAGCGCACTCGGCAAACTATCAGCCAAGCGTTTCGACGGCATGACAAAAGAACAGCGTAGCGAGTACATGCGAATTGTTCGCAGTGGCAAAAAGGCCAAGAAAATCAAGCCAGAGTAAGTGTGTGGATAACGTCTTGACGAACGTTCGTGAGTATGTTACAGTCTATCCATGAGCTGAGCCACTGGCCGCTCTACTACGGGAGGACAACACGACCTGGGTACGCCTGGCTCGACGCTGTTCTCCCTACTCACTCTTAAAAGCTCCTATATGCTTAAAGACTACTCCTTGCGCCTCGAAGCCCGTGATCGAGCCAAAGCACGATCCTACGCCATCCTATTAGCTCTAGTGGTGTGTGCAATCTTAATCACTGGGTTCCAAGCACAAATCTAATATGGACGCTACATTAGCAGACGTAACTTACCAAGATCGTACTAGTGAGTGTTGCGACGCTCGAGTCTACTACGGCGATATTTGTGCGGCCTGCGGCGAACATACTTAATTTGCAGACTATGACTAAAGAAAAAGTAGAAGAGCTGCGAGCAATCCTCGAGCGCATCCAAGCAACTCATCGTGAGACGGGCGCATTATTACTAGAAGCTATGGCTGAGATTGATAGCGAGCTCAGTCCACCTGATGACTTCTAAGCCTATGGCTACCAACGCTCAGATATTGACCCTCGGAAAAATGTTGTACAGGCATGGGCTAGGGATGTCCGCATGTCAAACGGCAAGCAAGCTGGCGAGCGAACTAGACACACACCAAGTCAGCAAAATAATGACAAGAATTATCACAGATAATGGACTGTCAGCATTTCGCCCTGTGATAGTGGATGATGAGGTACGGCCAACTATCTGGACGGATTGGCTAGGTAAATGTCCCGTCTGTGCCAAGCCGTACGAACCGATTAATGATATTGAATCATGCAGTTGTTAAGCCTATGCCTATCGACCCCAAACTCATGCAGAATTACGCCGCTATTTCGGAACAAATCGAAACTTTAGAAACGGAACTGGACACGCTAAAGGAGCATATTGTCGGGGCAATGATGAGCGAAGATGTGAGAAAAGTGGCAAGCGAAGTTGGCACATTTATTTTGGCAGAACGTGCTAAATGGGAATACTCCCCGTTGATAAAAGACCTCGAAACTAAACTGAAAGAAGAAAAGAAAGGCGAAGAAAAAACTGGTGTCGCTAAAGCCCAAACAATTAGCTATCTGACATTTAAGCCTTAAACTTATGAAAAATCTTTACGCCAAATTGCTCAAAGTACAGGCTGAGATTAAGCCTATTGAGAAAGATAGCCAGAACCCTCACTTTAAGAACTTCTACTTTGATATTTCCGGCTTACTTGCAGCGGTCAAGCCAATTCTCACTAAGAATGGCGTCGTGCTTGTCCAGCCAGTCATGGTAGACGAGTTGGGCCAAAAACTTACAACTATCCTCACTGATGTAGATAGTGGAGAAATGATGGTTTCGGAAATGCGTTTGCCAGAACTAACCGACCCACAGAAACTCGGTGCAGTCATTTCCTACTATAGACGGTATGCACTCACAAGCCTGCTAGCACTTGAGGGAGAAGATACAGACGCTAATGACACCGCAAGTCAGGTTAAGACGCAGCCTAGCCCCGTTAAACAAGCCACAGGGGGTGCTGAGAAGGCATGCGTGATCTGTCAGACCAACTTCACACCTAACCCGCAGTACCCTTACGCAAAGACATGTTCGGCAAAATGCGGAGCAGCGGCAAAACTAGCCAAGGTCGCCCCCGTACAAGCGGCTAGTGTGACCAGTGACGTTGATGAGCCACCTTTCATGTGAATAGCTCAAAACATAGCGTCAGGGTAGGCAAAGTGATACCGACTAAACCGTGCGAACGTTGCCGCAAACTATTTCCGCCAATACCGCAACACGATTACGGGCTACGGTTGGCTCATTGGAAACGACAGCGATTTTGCTCTAAAAAATGTAGCGCTAATACTACCCATGGAATGTCGCAAACACGATTTTATAGAGTTTGGAGAAGCATGCTAGATAGGTGCGAGCGCAAAACCTGCAAAGAATATCGTTGGTATGGTGCAAAAGGGATTAAGGTGGCTGAGCGTTGGAGAATATTTGAGGATTTTAAAGCAGACATGTACAAGAGTTATTTAAAACACAGCAAATTATACAGTGAAAAAAACACTACTATTGACCGTATAAATAATCTAAAGGGTTACACAAAAGAAAATTGTCGATGGGCGACCAAAGAGGAGCAGGGAACGAATACGAGTAACTCTATCCTTGTGACATACCTTGGTAAAACACTTTCAATTAGCGGTTGGGCGAAAAATTTAGGTGTGAATTACATGAAATTATACAAGAGGCTTCGCACCCGCAAGTGGCCCGTCGAAAAAGCATTCACAACATAAAAAATATGTTTACCTTATTTAGAATCAACCGCCTACTCAAACGTGCCACCCAACTTAGCCACGACTTAGACCGTGGCGGGTTCGTGGACATGCAGGAGGTTTACAGACTCGAGAATAAGATCAGAAAGCTACAAGAGAAGATTATGCACCTTGCGCCGTTTAATGCCGTACTCAAGGAGTATTTCCCGCACGTTCATATGGAGGTGTTGGAGAAGAAGGTGAGGCGAAAGACGATGACGATTAAGGATAGGATTAAAAACGTATGAACACGACATTCAAAAGGCTAAAGGCGATTTGGTGGATATTGCGCGGTTGGCCACTTCTATCCAACATGAAGATTGTAATAGAAAAAGACGAGATACGTTTTTCAGGAAACAATAATGGATCTATACGGGCAATAGATACAGTCTTTATAATAGACGGGTATGTAGTCCCAGCTGGTGATTTGATTCTAAGAAAGGGTGAATCGTCTACCCATCATAGACCCTATGCCTCACCCAATCTTCCGAGCGACAATAACGAACGGCCAGCTACGGATACACGACCGGGAGAGGTTCGACCGGTACAAACTCCGCCTAAGCGGGGACGTGGACGTCCTCGTAAAACCCCACCGACGGATAAGGTCGGGTAATCAAAATGCCTGGTACTGGGGAGTGGTGCTAGCAATTATCGCTGACCACACGGGGAACACTGTCGAGGAATTACACGAATTTCTAAAACTTAAATTTAACTCTAAACCTATCACTATTAACGGCGAGATGAAGTTGATCGGCTCAACTACTACTGATAAGAACACGACCGAGTTTAGTGAGTACATCGAACGGATTCGAGCTTGGGCGGCAATTGAACTCGGTTTAACCATTCCTGACCCAACCCATGCTACCGATTCCTTTACCACTTCGGAAACATCTAGCGACACTTCCCCGCATGACCCGTTGCGGCCGTGAGAGCGAGGGAGATTGTGACAAAGGTATTTAAACTGATATGAAAAAATGCCGTATATGTAATAAGGAGATCCCAAAGAGAGTGGGCAAAAAAGGTGGCTGGCAGGTGAATTGCTCTTATGAATGTAAGCTTGAAAGTTTAAAAAGATGGAACGCCACCGTAATCAAAAAACGCTGTCGTATTTGTAGCGATTATTTTGAGACTAAAAAGGGGTTCCAGTCGCAAAGAAAACATTGCCTAGCGTGCATAAGAGAATTAGGGTCAATCGCAAAGCGTGGTAAGAAAAATCCGAATTGGATAGGGGGCAAAGAATTCCATAAAAAACCAGTTTACTCACTGAGAATGCGCAGACATAACTTTGTGTGCCAGCAATTTAGAAAAGTCTTCATAGAAGAAAGGGACTTTGCCTACTGCGAAGTCTGCGAAACAAGCAATTACCCCATCTTCGATACGCACCATATCTACTATGCAAGCCGACAGCCAAATAATGAATTCTTGCACCATCCGAAAAATCTAATATTAGTTTGTCGAGTATGCCATAAAAAATTCCATTCCGGAGAATACAAAGATACCTTCGAGAAGATAGAGAAGGAACGAGGTTTGAAAGCTTTATTCGCTAGCGGTAAACGAGTTAAGGATCCTAAAGTGTTTAATTACCGTACCGTCACTGCTAGACACCAAAACAAAGATTTGTCTAGAAAGAAAGATAAGCTGGGCAGGTTTACCAAGTAACGACGCTAAGTGGCGGCTCATTGCTTATAAGAATGCTAGCGAAGCAGATTTTGCGAAGTACAATAAGAGTAGGGCGAGGTGGGAGCAGGAGATGAGATATTTAACTACAAAGTATGCAAAGACCGATAAAGTTTAGGATGTGGGGGACGCATTATATTAACGATGCACCAGCAATGCAGTACCTCAACTCATTTTTTTGGGAAGAGTATGGACACTGCCATGTAGATTTAGCCAAGGGGCTGCCAATGGATAACTGTGTGCTGATGCAGTTTACCGGCCTGCTGGATAAGAACGGAAAGGAAATTTACGAATTTATGGAGATTGATAATAAATACAGAGTTATTTATGTTGCCCCGACATATGTCTTGCAGGATATATCAAATGGTGATATAGTACCAATGTATGAAGACCAACAAATTACTGGAGAATACTCGCCGGTGGAGAAAGACTAAGCGTGGCTTAGTAACGAATCTTTACCACAAAATGAAGGCACGCCACCCAGTTACCTTTTCACTCGAATGGTTACATCAATTTTCAGAATCAGAAAAGTTTGACCGTCTTTTCCAGGAATGGCGTAAGCATGATTTTTGCAAAGACATGAAACCAGGTATAGACCGAATCAATCATAAGAAACCATACACAAAAGATAACGTTCATTGGTTGCCATGGAAAGAAAATCGTTTCAAGCAGACAATGGAACGCCGTTCAAGGAAAGGTGCAGTAGTACAGTTGCTTGATGGAAAGATAGTAGCTATTTACCCAAGTCAACGGGTCGCCGTCCTCAAAACAGGCCTTAATCAAGCGCTGGTAAGCGCTGTACTAAATGGTAGACGCACACATACCGGTGGTTACCAATTCATCTACCAACACCCCGACCTTCTAAAATAATATGTTTAACGAAAAATCCGAACTCCCACCCGAGCCAACCTGGACTTACGTATCTATGCCTATGTATCTCCGTAAGCTACAAGACGACCTGGTTTCTACCAAGACCCAGAAAGAGAAGGTGAACAAGCTTACTAGTACGGTTATCGTTACCATTGACCGTATGCTAGACGCCTTAGAGACCATGGAAAATGACCTGCGGGCGTTGCGACGACTTATGGCACTTTACGCTTTAGCCACGACCGTCGCCTTAATCGGTCTAGTTATAGCGGTATACTAAACCTATATGGCAATAGATTTACGGGCAATCGTCGAGCCACATATCGCAGCACGCTTGAGGGAAGCGGGCTATCCTCAAGGAGATAGTTACGAGCCTTACCGACCGACACTTGGAGAGCTGTTAGCTGAGTTTAACAAATTGAAGGGCGTTGAAAATCCGCTCAACGGAGCAAAGATTACGAAAGCCCGAATAATCGGTGAAGGTTTTTTGTGGGAAGACGATAGCGGCGCACAAACCAGCAAAACACTATACGACGAGCTGCGTACCTCAATTATGCTCGCTAACCTGGGCTGGAACGCAGGAGCGGAATACCCACCTGAGGAGCCTATGCTCCCTCAAACTCATTGCAGCATGTGCGACGAAAAACTAACGCCAATCACCATGCTAGTACCTCGCTTCAAAATCTTTGGCTGGGTGTTCACAAAAGAAGAGGAAACTGGTGGATTAGAATGTTTAAGCTGTGATTACTAATATGCTAGACAACATCGCAATCCACGTCCCAACTCCAGCTGAGTACGATGAGCTGATGAGAGTGTTAGAGGACAAGGGGTATAGGTGGCAGGATGACTCCCTACCTACCAAGCTTAGTGCATGGCAAATTTATAAGGATGAAACCTGTATAGAGTTTAGTGGTGGAAGTTTAGGTCACTGCCCCCGATCTTGGTACGAAAGGGAAGGCTACAAAATCACCCCCCTAAAAGAAGCATTAACTCTGCTCAATATGGATAAGACCAAGATTTGTAAGGAGAATCTCGTGGCCGGAAAGACTTTGATCGACCACGGCAACGGAGAAAAATCGTTAGTCCTCGAAGTTGGCGAGACAAGTTACCTAAAGTCACTTTCACACGACCACGCCAGAACAAACGAATGGTACACCTACACCACGTCTGAGGGGCGTGGCTGGAAAATCTACCTCCCCGACGAGACCATTGAGATTAACGGCAAGAAGTACAAGCGTGAGGAGGTTAATGAGAGATTGAAGGAGCTTAAAGAGGTTGAATAAATATGGCGAATAAACACCCGATCAAAACGCCCCTGTATTACCGCCTAACTTTCTTGCGGGATCGCTGGTTGTGTCTTAGTTGGCCGCTCGACAAAATTAGAGACGCACTTTGGAATGAGGATATGAATTACGAATAGGTAAAACTTTACTCGAACTTTACTCGTTGTATATATGACACCTGAAATATTCGTTACCATTGTTAGCTCGGTAATGTTCTGCGCTGGAGTTTATATGGTTGTGCAAAGTGCTTGGTTAGATAATTACGGGCTTCTTTACGGTGGCACTGTTTGGTTAGTTGTAGCAGCTATTTCATGGGTGGCAGTTTTGCGTAACCTATGAAACCAGAATCTAAAGTGGTAACGCTTAAAACTGCGCAACGATTGCGTGAGGCTGGTTTTCCGCAGGATACGGAGCGGATGTACCTGATGATTCCTCACGTCGAGAACGGCAAGATTGTTAAGCATGGGGAGCTATTAGATCCTGTTACTACGGCAATCCGTAGGTATGATATTCACATACCCTATGATGACAAAATTGCCGCCCCAGACGCTACTGAAATAGGTCAGTTGTTGCCGCAATATGTCCCGTATATGGGCAGGCATCTTTGGATAAGCACTGACGCTACGAGTCGAGATGGTGTACCAACAATGTTAGGAACAGTGTTGAAGGAGCCAAAGTGGGAATGTTCCATTGCCTACATCGGTGCTGATCAAGAGCATAAGTGCGTCTACCTAGACCGTGATGATAACGAAGCCGAAGCCCGTGCAGCTGCGTTCCTATGGTTGAAGGAGAAGAAGCTAATTTAGCCTATGACCCCTGAATCTAAAGACCCGACTATTACACTCAAAGATATGGAAAGCATGTTTGCGGCTGCCTCCAAACCTCACAAAGGCGAATTTCCGAAAGGTGTTTTTACCCGGGAGTTAGCCGAACGGATGAAGGAGCCGGGCATTACCCCCGACGAACTATGAACTCCCCCCGCCGGTGCCTTTACTGCTCGACTGTGTTCCAGGCTAGAAAGTCAGACGCAATGTACTGCGCCAAGCGATGTTCTTTCCGTGGTGGGAGTAGTGGGAGACGGTCATGTAAAGCAGGCAAACATACCTACAGGTTCTACGAAGAGCGAGAACAGAAATGTGAATACTGCCAGGTAAAGCGTGAGATACCAGCGGGGTTTATTAAGTAAATTATGCCTTTACACAATATAATATCGCAATGCTGCAAAGCAAAAATATTTTGCTTCATGACACCCGGGGATATATGGCCAACAGACGCCCGTTGGGAGTGCGATAAATGCGGCAAGCGGTGTGAGACAGAGGTAGTAGAGGTGAAGCACGACTAACTTGTTCCCTCCCCTCGGGTTCGTGTCCCAACCATCCCAATGGACATGAGCCTAATGGGAGGGAGCAAATGCAGTTGGCTAACTAGTCCACCCTCCCCAACTGCTCGTGTCTTGGGCTACGGCTCGGTACCTTTTCTTCGGAGGGGGTATTTGTAGAAGGAACACGAGCAGTTGGGGGAGGTAACGACTTCTCTCTCCCTTATCACTCACATCGTGGCGGAATA